GTCCATAATATAAAAACTGTGTTAAACTACTTTTATTGTAGCTTGACACAGTTTAGTTTACACTCTCGCTCTAACTCTAATTTCCCACATTTCTTGATATGTGTCACAAGCAGTTTCATTTAACATAGCGTTCATATCGTAGAGTTTAATATTACTATTAACTTTTGAGAATGCGAGAATCTTTCCGTTATCATTTCTAGGAACTTCGCTAGCAGGATGAAGCAATTCATTCAAATCGTTCAAGAACTCATTGATAGCCCACTTAGCACCTAGTCCAATAGCTTCTTTGATGTCCCCCTCATAGAACATTTCTTCCTTTTCATCATTGTTGAAGACTATCTCTTCGCCATTTAACAGAAATCTATCTTCATAGATTTCTTCCTTGGCTTCTTCTATTTTGTTTTTATCAATCATAGTCTACCCTTTCTTTTTCTAAGTTCTAACATTCTCCTAGTTCTACGGCTTTCCTTGCCACTAGGAGGGTTGCCACCAAGCTTTACTTCTGGAATTTCATAATTCATATAGATGGAAGCTTCTTCTTCGAGTGCCTTAACTACTTCTTTAGTCAAGACTTCTTTAAGTGATACACCAGTTGGTGTTACAATTATCTTTACATCGTCTCTAATCATTGCTCACCTCCTTCTTTTGGCAGTATATCAGTATCATAGCACCATTTCTTTATTTCATTATCCTCAGCATAGTAGTCCCAATTGAACTCGCCTATACCAAGGATTCTATCATGTCTTGTTGCTTCATCAGAAACATCATAATCTTGACAGATGTGTCCATCCTCATAAAGACAGATGATAGTTTTGTGTCTTACATCTGGCTCTTCGCTAGCAGGATGCCACAAGTTCTTCAAGAACTCTTCTTGCATCCAATTAGCACCAGCCTTGAAGCTATCTTTGCCCCTAAGACAAATCATTTCTTCCTCAACCTCGCCACTATTGTATCTAGCATACTCTGTCTCAATATGCTTATTAGCAGCAGCTTCTATTTTCTTATCGTCTATCATAACTTACTTCTCCTTTAAACGTTCTATTAATTTATCTGCGATTTTGATGGCAGAATTAACAACACTGTCATACGTAGAGTTAGGACGTTGTACAAGACCTGCTGCAACATCTTTTGCTATCTCATATCTTCTCTGCTCCCAAATGGTTTCTTCGTTATCATTATTCTGGGTAAAGCTTGAACAAAGTATTACATCCTCCTCATTTTGTTTGGGTCTTTTGCTACAAAAAAAATATTTGGAGCAGTAACTACATAATCCTTTCATCCCTCACCTCCTTTCCAATCATCAGTCGTTCCTAGTAGATGTGCTGTCTCTTCGTTGTAAGGGATACAATACATCCATAAATCTCCTACACATAAATACTTACCACTCTGCGTGTAATCAATTTCTTTTCGTGTAAGACGAGCAAAGAAATCAGCTTCCCAAGTATCATCCTTAGAATTTCGACAAAGCACCTTATCGAATGGTTTTAGTTTAACCTTTGGCTTCAAATCAACAACTTCTTTCTTTCCAGCATCCCAAGCCTTGCCCTCCTTTGCGAGGGCATCAAAGAGCTGCTGCTTCTCTTCTTCCGTGGCAAGGCGAATAGTACTTAGATTCTCTTTAAAGAAATTTTTTTTATATCCAATATTCAAAGCTTTAGTAGAGTTTAAATTTAAAGCAATGAACGAGTAATAACCTTCTGATAAATTTGTTTTACCTGATACTATAAATACATCTTGTGTATTACCAAAATCAGCAAAAGCTATATCCCCATCCTTGAACTCTGGCTGAGTCTTCTCAATCTCCAAAGTTTCACGATTCAGCTTTCCGCCCAAACGCTCTTCGATGGTGCTGATGTAGGTCTGAGCAGCATCTTTACCTGCTTTTTGGAAATCAGAAGTTAGTAATCGTTCATTTTCATAGAAATGTTCTGTATCATTATTCTCTTTCCAAAGATAATATTTCCCTACGAAAGAGCAATATGTATCATCGGCAAATCTTTCAAATATAATATGTACATCCCCATCTTTATTAACCAACACGTCTCCCTTCTTCCAGGCGAACTTGCTCCAGTCACGCATTTCCTTTGATGGAAAAACTACACATTCTCCATCATCATACAATTTGCCATTTTTATCAAGATACCCTTCTCCACCATTCATAAAACCGAACTTTGAATTATAAAAGGATATTTTGAAACTTTTATCATCTACTTCTTCTAACTTGCATTTACCACAAGCGGAAGAGTACAACTTAGTTCCTTGCGGCTTATCCTTTAGGATTTCCACTATGTTAATCTTTGTCTCCATAACTAAACCAATTTTTGCGTTAAACAATACTGGTAGTAACTCATACTACCAACGTATTTTGATATTTTGGGCAGCTCACCATCATAAGGAGTGACTTTCAAGCCATCAATGAAATCAGCATTCTCAGTTGATACCTCGGTATCATGCTCATTCATAAACACCTTTTGCGCTGTCGTAGAATGGCTTTCAGCTCTAAGCTTACCGAGTGACCGCCAAACCTGCTTGCTATGGATGAACAATCCATGCAAAGGAATAGTCTTTACTTCTACTTTTGTTCCCATAACCTTTATTTTAATACATCTATTCTCTATCTAAATAAAACGGGGAATATCGCAATATTCTCATTTCTCTTCTCATATTAATCTCAGCTAAACGAGCTGCTTTATAAAGCTTAATATATGGCTTATCTTTGAGATATTGAATAAATTCGACAACAGAATATTCTTTCTTTTCCATACCCTTAACCATTTAAAGATGATAATAACTATTTGATACCCTTGCGCCCAAATCGAAGCAGCCCACAGCATCCGGCTTTAAGAAGCGTTTCTCTAACTTCTCCAAAGCCACTTTACACTTCTGCTCCATGTGCTTGCAATGTAGTCTCTGAGCTAATTTAAGTTGCTCAACAACACCCTTGCGAGCAACTCTATATTGTTTATCGGACATCATAGCCTTATTCGTTCACATAGTTGATTACTTGCTCTTGACCTTGCTCATGCAAGTTATCGAAAGCGTCTTCTATAACTTTAGCTACTTGGTCGCCATTAAGGTTCTCCAGCATTTCGCTTACTACCTCTATCTGCTGGTCTGTTGCTAAAGAGCAAAACTTGTCAATAAGAAAACTCTTCTGTGCTTGGACGAGCATATCATCGAATAAATCCGATACATCTACACTAACTTTATAATATGCCATAATTTGAAATTTTAAAAGTAATTAGTTGTACCACACATCATTTGGCATAAGAGCCAATTTTCATCCATACTCTAGTTCATACCTTAATATTTCAAGGTCGTGACTCATTACAGATGAAAGACCTACAAACTTATTTTCGTACTCCATATCCAAACCATTTAGTTACCATACTTGTAATGCAAATAATTATCCTCTGAGCCGAAATAAAGCTCGGTATCGCTCATATTTGCCTCCATCAAGTCATTCTCTACATCTTTATAAGAAGGCACGCAATCCTTAACTCTTTGGCAGAACAAAGGATATTTTGAAGACACATCTTCTCCGTCTTCATTATAGATATTAATCTTATCTACATTGTAATATGGATAAGAAGAAATATTTCCATATGAATGGATAACCTTTCTACTCTTAACGGACACCACGATTTCAGCAGGTTTGTTAATAGCATCAAACTCGCAAGTAAAATCATCAAGCTGCGCCTCAAAAGCCGCATCATTAAACTTTTCAGATAAGTTTTCAAAAAACTTTTTCATTTTCTTATTACAGTTTTTGTGGTGTGTCTCACCATTTTTAATTAGTAACCTTTATTTTTTAATTACGATGCAAAGATACAAAGAATATTCGAAATATGCAAATTATTTAATGTATTTCTTTTACCTTTTAACACTCTATAATAATGCAAACAAATAATTTGCTGACGTTAACACAAAAATCCCCACCACTACATTATTATATATAGTGATGGGGTAAACCCAAAAAGGTATTTTGCCTTTGGGCTATTTTTCTTCCTTATCTACGATTTCAACGAAATCACCGATACCCAAACGAGCATTGTTAATGCAAGACGCAATCCAACCCATCAAGTAGGCTGAAGGCTCGCCGCCGTGTTCCATGCCAGTATGATCCTCGATGGCATCGCAGACGTGAGAAGCTTCATGGCAGCAGTAGTTCATCGACATAACCTTCTGACACGGAAACGAGACAAGAACGCCACGTCTTCTGTCGCTCTTCCTGACAGCATCGGAATACGTAACGCCGCCGTAATCACTATCGGGAGCATTGCACTTGTCAAAACATGAATCTATCAGCTCTTTCAGGTCTTTACCGATGTGTACCCAAAGTTTCAAAGGGTAGATTCCGTTTTCGTATTCGTAATATCCTTTCTTCTTCATACCTCATCGTTTTTATGTTTATCCCACCCTGCTTTTGAAAAGGCATACCAAGTATCACAAATGTCAAGAGCGAGCATGTTGCCTTGGTTAATACAAAAATCGCTATCAAAGCCTTCGATATGAACATACATCAGTGCTATAGTATCATAAGGAACGCTACGACCTTCAAGACAAGGGTTTTTAAAATTTTTAGTCTTGTATAAACTTGTAACAATTGGCACTTGAAGAACGTCTGAAATATTCTTAGTGCTAATCTCTATCGACTTCTTAAACTTCTTCATATTCCCAACTATTTCTGTTTTAAAATAACGCGGACTGCGCATGTTATGTGTAGAGTTTGTGTTATTTATAATGAGAGTTACATCCCTAGAAGAATTTTGCGGGCTGACATTCATCGATTAACTTGCGTGCTTCTTTAGCACACTCAGCCACGCATTTTTCGACTGCTTCTGTGATGTCTTGGATTTGCCCCTCACGCATATTGCCATATTTATCGCAAGTATCGGCTATTATTTTGTAGAGAACACGTTTTTGCAAAACCTCCATATAATCTACAAAATCCTTGCAAGTTTTGCGTCGAGGTTCTTGCACCCAATCAAGAAAGTCCTTCTTCCAGTCTTTCCATGTTTTGATTTTTATTACTATCATTGCTGTTTATATTTTTTATTTGTTGTTCTTGTGCCCTATATGATATTTGTTGCATATCCTACACCAATACACCGCCATACCTTGTGCCCGTAACTTCGGATTCTGATTCAGAAACTCCCAAGCATCATCCTCGCTTTCATAAGCTAACTTCGTCTTCCAAGATTGACCCTTTCTAACCCAATGCTCAGGATCTGGATGCAAATGACGAGGAATACATTTATTTCTTTTCTTCATAACTTCTTCAGAAATTTAAGTTGAAACCCTTCTGCCTTTTTTATTCCTGGGTATAGCTTCGTTAGAACCTCCCATGCTCTTGTCTTGTGCCGATGCCACATCGTAACCGGATGCACACGCTCACCACTTGGTAACACATAGAAATCTGCCTTAATGGTATCAATATGCTCATAGTTTGCAGCTTTATATATAGTTCCCTTGTTACCTATGGACGTATCGGCATAAGATATAAGGTACTTGATTTCCTTATGTGTTGCCCTAATATACTTATGCAAGAGAGATAGGCAAATCGTCTCGCTAAACTTTGGCATATCATCAGACAACCACATTCTGTCAAATTCCCTCACTTGATGGTAATCCAACACTTCGCCCTTTTCAGTCTTGATGTGCGGTCGGATTCCATACCCTATTTGCATTGCACCCCTTATCTTATCCTTATACAATACCAAAAGATTCAAGCAACTATTCTTCGTTACCTTGTGTGAAAAGTGATGAGGAACTATGATTGCATCAGCTTGCGTCTTATCGCACTCCATCAGCTTTATTCCCTTTTCCTTGCACTCGTAACCGATAACAAATCCGCAGAAGCCTAGCACTGGAGACTTGTTCAACTTTCTTCTTCTCATATCAATGATACCTCCAAAAATAACGTTTGAAATTATCTAGCAAATGCTCTATACAAGCTTTGATTTCGCCTTCTCTCAAGAATCGGTTGCAAAAACCTATCAATTCATCACGTACCAACCCTCGTTTTAAGGCTTTGTCTCTCATAGCTCTTATAAGAGCATCCGTTGTTTCTTTATTCCCATTTCTTACAACAGGATTGCAACAAAACACCTTGCACATATCCATAGTTTCAAAACAGACTTAACTGCCTACTCATATTCTTTAATTCGTTATTAGCAAAATCTACTTGACGCTGGTCTATTTCAAAGCCTATATACTTTCTTTCAAGGTTTACGCAAGCTCTTGCCGTTGTACCGCTCCCCATGAATGGGTCTAGAACAACATCACCAACATTTGTCGAGTTTCTAATTAATATCTCCATCAACTTTACAGGTTTTTCAGTCTGATTAATCAAACCATCCTTATCCTTGCGCTTGTTGGTTGGAATAGGAACACTCAGAATGTCAGATGTACCACATTCATTTATCTGTCTATCACCACCTTTGCGTAGCATGATGATATACTCTTTCTGTGCCATATAATAGCGGCCACATATTTTTGCGCACTTATCCCATATTAAGCATTTGGTAAAATGGAACTCACTCTTTCCTACCACATCAAGAAAGTGCATTAAATTATAATCATTACACATAAGATAGCAATGCGACCTGTCCTTTAATATCCGGTACAAATCATTGATGTAGTCCGAAATATCAATATCGTTACTCTTGAATATCTTGCCCTTTCTTGTTTGAGATTCCGTCCAATATCCTCCCATACTCCCTGAGCCACCCCTAGACTGAACCGGATAAGCCACATCGGAACATACGAGGTCTATGCTATCACTATCAATCAGCTTTAAAAGCTTTCGACAATCACCTTGATAAATTCTATTTAACTCCAGCATATCCAAACATATCTTTTTGATTAAACAATTCTTCCTTAATTCTTCTTTGTGCCACCTTGAAATAATCCTCATCCAATTCAAAACCAAGGTAATTCCGATTTGTCCGCATACAAGCCAGAGCAGTACTTGCGCTGCCCATAAAGCCATCAAACACCAAATCTCCTTCGTTCGATGATTTCAAGATGCATTGCATTAGCAAGGGGATTGGCTTCTCGTTCTGATGTACCAATTTATCTGATGGAACTCTATCAAAGTCCCACACGTCCTCCAAACGCTTGCCGTTTATGATTCGTCTGCCTTTATTCAAGTACAGGATTGGCTCGTAACATTGACCATATTGCGCATCTAAATCTCCAGCCGTATGGTTGTTCTTTCGCCAAATGAGCACATTCTTAATGGTAAACCCTGCGTTCCTCGCTTGTTGCATAAAAAAGTCCAAGGTCTTGGCACTACAGAAGATATAAGCAGCACTATCATCCTTCAAAATCCGGTAGCATTCGCTCATATAATCAATAATCAATTGCTCATTATCGTCATTGAGTATTTCCTTCGAAAAACGATGGCCGTCTGCTCTCCTTCCCGTCTTATAGGAGATACAATATGGTGGGTCAGTAACAATTAAATCTACTTTCCCGCTCTCTATTTGTTTCATTCCTTCTATGCAGTCGGAATTGTATATTCTATCAAATTCAAGCATATCAAATCTCTTTTATAGCGTTAACATAAGCTTCATGAGCCTCTTGTTGCGTATCAAAGCAACCTATATATATTTTCTTTTTACCTATCTGATACTGCGCTTGCCATTTTCTTACACTCTTATTCCAAGTCACACCCAAATATTCGGAAGAGGTTTTCTTTGCTATAGCAGAATAAATCACATTGTATCTTGCGGTGCAATACTCCAAGTTGTCTACATCGTTATTCGTCTTGTCGAAATCCTTATGATTCACCATCGGCAACGCTTCTGGATTCTCCAAGAAAGCCTGAGCTACCAAACGATGGATATAAAACATCTTGCGCTTTCCGTTCTTGTAAAGCCATACCTTCAGATAACCTTTTGGTGTCTTGCAAGGTACGATTTCCTTTAATTGAGACGTTCTCCCAATAGTAAAAACATGTCCCAGCTTGCTAACATAATACCTTTCGTAATTCTTTATAGGCTTTATATCACCAAGAAACCTTGTTATACATTTATCTTTCATTGTTACCTCCTTTTTCAAAGAAACTTGAATATATGGCTTGCGCCTCCTTTGTATCTAGCAAATCAATATCATTGTAAAACCTTCTGTACACAACGCACAGCCTTTCGTCATTTCCGGTTTCTCTTGCTTTAGCTATTTGCTGACAAGACTCCATGAGAAATGCACTTATCTTCTCATAACTTCGCTTCTGTGTCTTCTTTAGCATATCCATGCTTACAAAGGTTTTGTAATGGATGATATGCTTTTCTTGCTCGTATTCTGTGAGTATAAGCCCTTCCGGAATAGCAAATACCACTCTTCTTGTCTTGTCATCACTATAGAGCTGAACAGCACCTGTAAACGATGTATATATCTTTTGCAATATCTTGAGAATCGGTAAGTCTTTTTTCAAAAACCTTTCTGCAAATCTCTTCAGAAAATGAACGCTCATAGCAAAACAATCTTCGCTATACCCCTCGTTTCTACTCATAGGAATATACTCGTTGGTTTCCTTCAGATAAATGAACAAACCGGAAGCAAATACATCGCCATGTTTTACACCTACAACGATGAAATAATCGGCATTAGGTGTAGCAAGCTCAAAGGTCTTTGTTATTTGTCTTACGTTCTGCTTTCTCATTTCACGTTTAAGCTCATTAGCTTTTCGCATCTGAAACTCATAGATTCTAGCTTCATCTAAGTTTCGTACTCTACGCATCTCTCCCGATGTCATACTTGCTGTTATCATGCGCATTCCTCCTTTTTTATTTTAGATAGCCAGCAATCCCAGATTCTAGTAGCTACATTAGCCATCATAACTGGAGGCACACACATACCACAGGCAAACCAAGGCTTCATACCATTAAAGTCATAATCCATAGGGAATGTTGAGGCTAAAATCGTATCATGCGCCGACATATAGCTTGGATTATCAAAATACACAAGTCTATCTTCCATTGCTGATATAGTATTGCATACCTTATTCTTTTTAAGAAACATATTATTGAACATAGAAAGACGATTATCCATCCGCTTGACAATATCACCGATAGAATTGTCCTTTTCGTTTCTATACTCCCAATACTTCATCATTCCTTTAGGAATCTGTCTTCCATTATAGTCCGAGAACTCATCCAAGACAATTTCTTTCTCGTTGAAGTCCATATCTATCTTAGGCACTCGCTCGAACAAATCCTTCTGAACCATAAACGGCTTGCAAAGGTCTTTGCGTAATCCTAGAAAGAACACCCTAGGTCGATTCTGAGGAACACCCATATTACGTGCATTAAGCAACCAATGCTGCAAGATATATCCGGCATTATCCATCTGCTTGTAAATCTCTTTCACGTACTCGATAGCTTCACCTTGCAACAAACCTTGGACATTCTCAAAAACCACCACCTTTGGCTTTAGTTCTTTAGCAAGGTCAATAGAGTAGAAAGCCAAATCGTCAAGCCTTTGCGCCTTCTGACCTTCTCGGAATACTTTTTCCTTTCCCCAAGCCTTTTGGCGGTCACCTGCAATACTGAATACAGAACATGGGAAACTAGCATCCAATATATCCAAATTATGCAACTCTTCTTTCATAATATGCCCCCCCATATTGATATTGGTAATCAACTCACGAATATCACAATTGAAAGAATACTTGACATCGTGATTCTTCAAGTACATCTTCATAACCTTTGGGTCTATCTCATTACAGGCTACAACATCGTAGCCAGCTAGTTTGTAACCAAAGGAACTTCCACCTCCACAACAAAAGCAAGACATCACCTTACCTTTGTCTTTTGTGAAATTAGCATCTTTTTTAGTCCATCTATAAGGGAACTTGTGCTCGTTTTTATACATTTATCTACCATAAAAAACAATCGTTAATAAAAACCGATGTATAAAAATAACCACAAGTAATATGGTTGTAAAAAAGGGACTCTAACCCTTGAATTTAGATTCTGTTTTCTTCGGCAATGCGTCTTAAATAATCATCCGCTGCGTTATCATCTATTTTCGACTTAAGAGACATTCCTGTGTTATATCCTATCATTAAGGACACATTCTTGCTCTTTTTCTTGTTCTTTCCATATCGCCAGCTAAAAACCTTTCCTAGCCAAGCTATACCGACAATACCATCTGCTACAACTATTGTCGGAAACAAAACAAATACTCTATATATCATCGCAATCTAATTGAGAGTTAAAAATATATCTATTCTGATTCAACCAAAGCTCCACGTAGTCAGCCTTGATTTTCAGAAATTCTTCGTATGTGTAGCATTTCTGCTGCTTACCACCTTTGTTCCAATAATAGGCAACTCCTCCCAAAGAAAAGAAGTCTATCAAGTCCATTTCCTTTCGCTCCGGTTCTTCACGCTTTTTCTTTTGCCTATATCTACTTACAGCAAGCAATATGAGACAAACGCAAAGCAACATGGAAACCAGTATCTCGAATATCAACCTTACGTCTTGCATCTTATTTTAAACACAAAAACACGAAACTACCGATTGCAAAGTCAAAGGAATAGTGACTCGGACTGCCTTTCGGTATAGTCCATCGGGTTTCGTGTCTCTAATATCTTATCAATTTCTTAAATCGCCATTTTATCCTTTTTTGTTCTGCGCTTGCAAAGATAAATAATATTTCGCTAACTTGCAAGCGTTTTAGTGCTTTTAATACTTTATTTGCATTATTTTAAACTTATCCTTTTTTGAAGTTCATTCCAAACTCTTCTTCCGTTACCTCATACATTACATCACCACATGCTACTCTTTGCTTGTCTTTTGCCATCAGTAATAAATTTCTATAAGGTATCTCTTTCACGACTTCTTGGTAAGATAAGTGCAGACTATCCATAAAAGATGCAATCTGTCCTAAGAGTGTATCGTTACCTATGGTCGTGGTTTTGCTATCATCCTTGCCGCACTCTTCGCCAAAATTGATAGCGTCTGAAAATCCTTTATAGAGATTAAGGAATAAGCCGTTTGTAAGCCATTGACAACCTCTTCAAGCGTTCCTTTAGATAATTCATCACTAATGGATTCATCGCCTTGTATGAATACGGACAACGCCTTGCAAGCATCATCCAAATTCTTAAGCATGCATAAGACTTCCGCTAAGGTCTTGCCCTCTTCGAAACTATCAAGGTATTTAGCCGCCTTGACCAATTTTATAATTGTAGGTGGTGAAACGTAATAAGCCCTTCCATTCACGATTATCGTTACGGTGTCCTCTCCAAGAATTGCATCCGTAACTAATTTACTTGCCTTACTCATGGTTCTGAATATTAAAAAAGGGGAACGGCATTAACACCATCCCCCTCTATCATTTGTTGCCTATGTCTTATTCTTGTTCTACAACCGCAGAGCCTTCCCATTGGTACTCGCCAGCCACACCATCGAGCTCGCTTTCCATAGCAACGGCAGAAATACCCAAAGTGATATTCTTATCCTGCTGGTCACCCTTGGCAACGATAGCCGCATTTGAGAAAACGATGTAGTTCCCTGTCTTGGTCTGAGCAACGATACACTTGTTGATATTAGCCAAATCTTGGCTAGAAGACCAACCTACTGCATCTGCCTCCGTTGTAGTCTCTTCTCCAGTTGCCTTGTACATCTTACCACCCTGCAAGTCTACCTTATTCTTCCATGAAAAGACACCAATAGAGAATGTAATTGTCTTAGCACCCTCATCGGTCTTGTCACGATAGTAAACCTGTCCGTTCAGCTCGTTCTTGTACTCGGTAACACTAGGGTCATCCTGAGAATATCCCCATGTTCCCTCATGGCTGTTCTTAACCTCTGTAGCGGTTTTCAACCATGTAGCCAACTTAGCAGGTGTATTTGCCTCGGTAAGAGGAGCACCATACCAAATTCTCTTGATTCCAATAAATGGTTTCATCTTATCTTACGTTTAATGTTTCAAAATCAATAGTAATGTTTGCGTAATGGCAACTCAACCTACTCTCTTGCTCTATGCCGTGGGAACGGATAGAATAGCGATACCATACATCCTCAGCTTTTCCGACCTCATTGTCGGACAGGGTTTGAATAGCCTTCTTTAAAAGCTCGTTCAATTGAGGATTAGCCTCGCCCTCTATATCTTTGAGCAATATGTTTACCTCTATAGTACAATCGTTGAAATATGTCTTGTCTGCACTCATGCGCTTAGGAATGATTACTATCATGCCTTCATCAGGAATCTTCTCACCGACCAAAGGTCTTTCCCCCTCAAGTCCACCCTTTGTCAGATGTCCTTTCAGTCTTCGTTCCAATCCCATAAGTTCCAAGTCATCATAGATTACATGACCAGCATCTATTTCTGTTATCATCGCATATCCTCGATTTCTTTCTTGATATACTGAATACCCGAATCTATAACATCATATCCCCTAGAGGAAACATCAGACGCATATTCCGCTTTGTTGCCAAGGGTCAAGGTGTGGTCATGTACATTACTATAGTTAGACCTTCTGAGATTACCTGTGCGGTTTCGGTAGTTTCCGTTAGCCTTATCAAGCTCAACAGCAGTTTTACCTAACCTGTCAAGAAATTCATCTACTTCCCTTTCTCCCTGTGCAAAGAAAGCGTCTATCTCATCCTTTATAACATCAGACATAGATACTCATATAACCAAGATAATTGCACTTAGGGGCATTATAGACCTTTCCACCTCCTCGGTAACTTCCATCATCGGAATATACTTTGACTTCATCACCTTCGGAAATCTGGCACTTGTCACAAACAATATGATATTTCGGTGTATATATGCTACCATTATCGGTAGTGAAATGCTCGGTAGAGTTGTCATCGCACCGACAACGCCCCATTTCTTTCCATTCCTCAGAAGAGCTAATGACCTCGTTGTACTTGTTGACAACCTTATTCACGAACTTTTTCTTTAATATATGAGGGGAATATAACATAACCTAGACATTTACCAAATATCAGACTTATCCGTGATAGTGGAAAGCCCTAAAGCTGCCACCACTTCATTATCCGGAGTAACACCATACTTACGGCAAAGCCACATATAGTATTGTCCTATCCTAGAGTAGTCCCAAGAGACAGAGAATCCATTTTCGTTCACATTGCTCATATATGGGGCAAGCATAAGTTCCTCGATTACGGAAATCATCGCCTTGCCTACAACCTGCGAATTATCAGACGTATATTCTTCGTCAAGGTCTATACCTAACGAAATATCTTCCAATTGAGCATCCGTTATATTCCAAGCACGCAACTTCTGCGAAATGTATTCTCTTATCTTCATGTGACATCATTATTTCTGAGCCTGACTCATAGCCTCAGCGATTTTCTTTGCAGCCTCTTGCTCGCTCTTAGCCTTTTCGTCAAGTTCCTCTTCTACATTCTCCTTTTCAGAAGTCTCTTCGGTTGACTCGGCAGCATCCTTTTTTGGGGTTTTCTCCTTTTTAGTCTTGCTCTCCTTCTTCTCCTTTAAGACTTCCTTCTTAGGTGTCTCTTCTGATTTTTTATCTTCATCCTCTTTAGGATTTTCTTTTCCATCATTCAAGACTTCCTTTTTAGGAGTATCTTTAATTTCCTTATCGTCTTTTGGAGATGCAGAACTATTATCGTTCTGCACCTCCAACATCTTGCAAAGCTTACGTTCGATAAGGGAGTTCATGCGTTCTTCGTCAAAGTCCAAGATTGCACCTACTTCATAGATGGTGTTAAAATGGAACTTATCACGGAACGGACTAATTACCTCACCTCTCATAAGCCTAACCTACTGCTTGTGTTGAGTCCAAAGAATAGATAGCATCAACGTTATTCAAGATAGGAACAACCATTGCTTGTGAGCTGGTGAACTCACGGAGTGGGTCGTTGGTAGAATAACGACTAGCCAAGATATACTCATCGGCTGACTGATAAGTAACACCTGCAACTGGTCTTGTAGCTTCGGCTACGTTAGTCCAGAACAAATCACCAAGGTTATCATAGCATGTAAAGGTCATGTGACCCTTAGCCCAAGGGTTGTGTGTTCCCTTCTTGCCGTTAATCTCGGTCTTGATTGTACGGGCTACACGTACCAAGTTAGTCTGCCACTTATTTCTGAAGATAGAAGCAATCTGCTCAAAGCTCAAAATAGGAATATTGCTATTACTATTGGTTGCAATGCCTTGATTGAAGGCAAACTGAGCACGAACCTGCTTGTTCTTGCCAAGCAACTTGATTGTGTAATCATCAAGATAACAAGTAGTGATGGTATTTTGGTCTTCCATCGCCTTGTCGTAAACCAATTGGATGTCATCAAGAGGAGTTGCATCCTCTGCGTCCCAAGCCTTAGCACCGTGACCGAACTTATTCTTCTCGGCAAAACCTACATCAATTCGGATACCAGTACCACCGGAACGAGTTGCCAAAGCTACACCTGTTGACAGCTCACTGAGGAACATATCTTCAATACGCTCGTAAACCGCCTGAATACAACGAGGAAGGTCTGCAAACAAGTTACGCAAAATCTGTGGCTGAGGCAAACGTTGCGCAATCATGTTATCCAAATCCTTAAGCTGCTTCTCTGACATGTAAAGCTTCATACCAACCTTTGGGATTTGACCCTCAGCGGTTGAAACCTTATCACGGCTCTTCAATGGAAGTTCTGCATCCATTGATACAACATCAGCAGCAACTCGTGTGTATTCCGCAGTAATTGATGCCCAGCGTCCGTCCTGACTATATGTGTTAGTCAAGTGGTCTCGGTACATATAGGTCAATGCAGTCTGATTCTTGCCGTTCAACTTCTCTACTACACTTGCAACAAGTTGTGGGAAGTATTTATTGACCAACTGAAAATAAAGTGATTTTTCCATCTGTTATCCTCCTTCTTTTAGTCTTTGTCCATGGTTGCATCAGACTCATCGAACTTGTTTGCATCCTCATCGCTAACCAAAGCAATCTTTGGCATAGCTGTAAGGAACGCATCCGGATAGTCTGCACCATTTGCAGCCTTAGCTGCTACCTTGTTAACTTGTCCAGCAGTCATAATTGCCGCTGGCTCACCGTTCAGAATGGAACGATAGAGAACACCCGCATACTTGTAATGCTCCAATGGGTCGCTGGCAGTACCCAAAGCCTTATAATTGTCTGTTTCAATAGGCAATGGCTTGTAAGTTCCCTTACCATCTGTCACGATAACACGACCTGCGTAAAGAACTTCATCTTTTACGCCTGTCCAATCCAAAGCACGACCGCCCTTGATGTCGCCTTCCCATTTCTGGATAATGACGGAATCCTCACCAAAGACAATTTGCTTTTTTGTAGTCTTCAATTCCTGATTCATGTTTTTCAATTTTTAAAGTGACTGAACTAATGATGCGGCTACATTGTCAACGTCCTCCTTTGTTGGCTCGCCCTCGCTAGCACGATAGCTGCCCCCGAATTGTGGTTGTTGCAACGCCTTGTAGTTGTTCGCTACCTTGGAGAGGTATGTTTCGATAGCTTCATCTGTAGCATCATCGCTCAAGGTGAAACCCTCGTTGATACGACTTTCGGGAATGCCCAACTCCTTAGCCTTTGATAAAATCTTCGCATCGTGGTCTGCCTTTGCCTTTGCCTTTGCAGCAGCCTCTTCCTTAACCTTAGCCTCCTCAGCTTGCTTTTGGATAGTTTCTTGCAATTCCTTAATGGTCTTGCTTTGCGCCTCCATCTGTTCGTTGTAAGTCTTGGCTTGGTCTGTGTTCTTCTGAGTCAAGGTCTCAACGAGTTTCTTGAACTCTTCACGTTCCTTGGTTCTTGCTTCATCTGAAGCTTTCTTCTCTGCTGCCTGCTCTTCAAAGTATTTTTTGAGATAATCCGGCATTTCGTTTTTCTTTGCCAATTCCTCCAAGCGTTTCTTTTCGGCTTCTTCAGCGGCTTTCTTGGCTTCTTCGTCAGCTTTCTTCTTGGCTTCTTCTTCAGCAGCCTTGCGTTCAGCTTCTTCTTTAGCCTTCTGTGCCTCCTCGAACTTTTTCTTGGCATCGGTAACTCTGCGGTCATTGTCCCTTTGCAAGGACTCCAAAAAACTCTTTTGACTAGCAACCACTGTCTCGATGTTGTCATCAGTAACAAGCCCCATCTTATCAAGCATTTCGGCATGTGCCTGAAGAACTTCATCACCTAACCCAAGAGACTTATACTCTTGTTTTAGTAACTGGAAAATTTTATCTTTCATTCTTTCGATATATTTGTTAAAACTAGTGCAAAGATAATACGAAAAGAATAATTAACACACTAATCCGTTTGCAAGTATCTCACTTTTGCTTAAAAGTGAGTAATAACGGCATTTTTAAGCGATTTAAGGCTATTTTATCACATATACGAATAATTTATAGCAACACAAAATAAAACACCTTATATAACAAAAAAACGCCAAATATCCTCACGGACATCTGACGCTTGTCGAATAAAAAGAACCTAAACATTAATCTTCTAAAAGTTTATTACATTTCTCATATAACCCAAATGATTCAAATTAGAATAGAACCGTCCATCACGCTCTATGAATTTACCGGACTTCACAATCTCACCATTATGCAACATTGCAAACTTAGAACCATGAGCTGTCCATTTGTTCATTTCTTTCATATGTTCATCAGAACCCCAACCATATTTCTTGATAGTAGGATAAATGAAACGTTCAAAACAAATCTGACTATCCGTTTTATCATGCTCGGAGCAGATCGGGAGCACCCCATTATGGGCGAACCAATAACCAGCCTTGTAGAACGGATGGCAATTCTTGACACAGACAGAACCATGAGTAGCAAATCTAAAATGTATGATTACATTCTCATTTATATCTCGCTTCATTAATCTACGTATAAATGTAGAGAAATGCAAGCTCTTATAATGGTCAGACTCGCTCACAAATCCGCAACCATCGGGATTTCTCATATACGCTGCCTTCAGCTCATCTACGGATGGCAAAGCAACACCTTTCGGACATACAATAATAACACACATATCTTTACCCTTTCTTTTTCTTAATAATACTTTGATTTATTTGTGCCCTAGGGATTTAACCCTAGGACTGCATCAATTAATCGTTATTGGCTGCAAATGCATCCTTACGGCTCTGGAAGAAAGCCTTCTCTTCTTTATTCAAGAAAGGTATATCTTCGATGTTCATAACCTCACTAGTGAAGACATTGTTACGAGACCAACCGACAAGCTTTGCGCAGAACTTAACCCACATTTCAATCTTCTTGTAATTAGTTGAACCTTGATGCTGGCGAAATTCTATAGTCTTGTGACGTGTATAGCTCTCAGCATTTACCTTGTAATATCTGTCTCCATAAAAAACACTACGTCTTATATCGTAATTGTCGTGGCAATTAGAGAAATCCTTGTCAAGCAAGCTGGCTGCCCAACGGCAATTACCTCTTCTTGAAGGAGCCATAAAACTATCAATCAATCTTTCAAGCTTCTGATAATTCTTGAAGACGTTAACATACTGCTCGCCTGTCAACTTAGCTGCACCAATATGAACGTGAAGACCACAAGTAGAATTTACTCTTGCACCTACGGCATCCAAAGACTTGATAGCCTTCTTCAAAGTTGCCATACCATTTGTATTGCCATTCAATACCGGACTAACAACCTCGTTAGGGTCAACATCACCCCCAACTGAAGCATCACTAACAATCTTGAAATAACTCTTGTTGTCGGTGTGGTTATAGCCCTCAGAATGAATATCAACACCATTCTGATGACCTGCCTCTATCAAGGCATTGCGCTCGGCATGAACACATTCTATCTCAACACCGAATGTATAAACAAATCTCGTTGAAGTAGAACCGCTAGGTACATAGACCTTCAACATATCGGAGATTTCTTTCTCACGAAGACCGCAAGCCTTCAATGCAACAATCTTTTCGTTGCGAGGCATCTTTGACTTCTTAATTTCGTCAATAGTCTCAATTAATGACTTCTTTGAACTTGCGAATGAAAAACCAGTCTGCTTAGACATAATCAATTGTGCTAGTTGTTTCGGGTCTTACCCCTTGGTGTCGCTCTCACCTTATTGAGTGAAACTTGTCACTCGGCAAATCAACCAACTTATCTTGATTGACGATGCAAAGATACAAATAACTTTTGAAACATGCAAGTATTTTAATGTTTTTCTTTGTTTATTTAACTTACGATAACTGATATATGTACGTTATTAACAATTACCATCTTTATATACCTTATTATATATAAAAAAGGCTTCGATGTTCACACACCAAAGCCTAAAAACTTTACTAACTAATTACCAATTTTATCAACTATCTTCTTAAATCATCACCAATATCTTCTTCTACTCCCAAATCCGGCAGTCTGTCATACGCTTTTTGGTCATCACCACCTTCAGACTTAACACCTAACAGGTAGCCATTCCGAAAAGCATAATATACCACCTTTTCCATATCTTTAGCCGTTGCGTTATCTGTCAAATGCAACGTGGCGTACAATCCCATCAAGAACTTTCGTACATCTTTTGGATATACCTTGTTGTTCTTTTCTAAAGCGACTGCCATTCTTAACGGACTTTTCATATTCTTCAATTTTTCGTTAAACCCTCTAATGAATCACAAAAAAGAGGCCATTCCGCTTGCTTCCCTAGTCCATAAGCTTATTCACAACTTTATTCACTCCATCTGTTTCCTACGTTACCCGTTGACAGATGTCCGAGATTCCAACAGAACAAACTTCACGGCTCTCTTCTTGTGTTTCATTGTGCCAACGGAAGGATTCGAACCTTCGACCCTAGGATTAAAAATCCTATGCTCTGCCACTGAGCTACGAAAGCGTAAAGGAATGATTGGATTCGCACCAACGCCCCCTTAGTTACCAAGCCAAGTGCTCTACTACTGAGCTACATTCCTCGTATTATGCAAAAAATTCTCGTGGTGCAAGGGAGATTCGAACTCACCGAACCCACAATGGGAATAGATTTACAGTCTATCTTCTTTAACCGCTTGAATATCGCACCTTTTGTGGAACATATACCAATTCCACCTTGTTGCCCCAAGCGGATTCGAACCACTAATGACAGAACCAAAACCTGTAGTGTTGCCATTACACCATAGGGCAATTTAGTACTGCATAAAGGATTCGAACCTTTGAATACCAGCGTGAAAAGCTGGCGACTTAACCACTTGTCTAATGCAGCAACTAGGGTCTCTCACCCTTATAAGAGTTTCCTTGTTATAGTCTAGCTGAGCTGGGGAACTTGGGAACCCTGCCGTAAACTCCTAAGTCTTGACTTATTATGGTAGAAGCGACCTCTCAGAAGGCCATCTGTTTCAAACACGATGCAAAGATAAGCTTTTTTTCTTATTCTTGCAAGCGTTTTAGTGTTTATTTATATTCTTTTGATGTATTTTACATCATTTATCCTTTCGAAGAATACCACAAAGGGTTTCTACAAGTTTCTTTGCGTCATCACCTTTGATTTCGATAACATTTGAAAATCCATCAGGAGCATCCTCGCCTTTCTGTTCCTTATCCAAACGCTTACGGAGAGCCAAATCTGGATTCTCTACCAAGATAGAGTCTAAAGCATAATTGCAAATGCGGCTTGCAAGTTCCTCGTTACCATTCGCATCACGCACAAACTCATTCTTGCCTTCAAGAATATCCATAATCTCGTTGTACTCTTCAGCATTCTCACAATTACGTGAAAGCATACCAATCACCTTGTAACGATCAATCTCAAAACTGACCTTTAATTTGTCTTTATTCATTTCTGTTTACTTGATTTATAAATTAATTAATTGCGTCTTATATTCCACATGCTTTCAGCAGGGCCAACCATAACATCAATATTTGCTCCTTGCTTATTTGCTACTGTTTCAATCCACTTAAGGTTGATAAACTGACCAGCGGAAAGGTTCATTTCTTCCATATATGCCTTATCTGCCTTTGCCTTTTGTCGCTCAGCCTTTTCTCTTGCTATCTGCACTTCATATTCACGTTCTTGTGTCTGCTTGGCTTGCACGACCTTTGCCGTGCGGTTCATTTCATTAAGCTGTTCCTTGTTTGGTGTAGCTTTACCAATGATAACCTCCTTTATGATGATAGGCATCTGCTTTTTCTTTGATAGAGCATTCACATAGTCCTGCATCTGCTTGCGTATCTTGGTGTCAATCTGATTAAGCACTTGCCGATTCGACATCAAGTCAAATGGGGAATGCTGAGAAATATGGTCTCGAACCAGATTGCAGAAATAATTGTTGAGATTAGTATCAAACCATTTCTCTCCATAATTCTGCAAAAGAATTGGGGACTTGCCTTGCTCAATCTGAGTAATGATTACAGTATGGAAGTCAAGTGGCGTGTTATCGTCACTAAACAAATCATCTAAGGTAATCTCATGACGGACTGGAACAATCTTGAAGTAATAACCACTCGTTGACCACCAACACCAAGTGAGACCAGTCTGCACTGCTTGCTGTTCAACACCTCCATGCCCAATAAACCAAGGCTTCTTTACGATTACGGCTTCTTCATCTGCATCGGGAGAAACCGAATGACAACTTGTAAGCGCACTCATGCCGAGTATCGCAAAACAAAACATTAAGATAATTTTCTTCATTCTTAATTTGATTATTGTGTTATATTATACCAAAAATTCCTCTCATAATAAAGTTCTCCCTTTTTCTCATACCGGATAGCATCTGACTCTTCACATAGCTGACGAATACGCATATACAAGCGTTTGTCCAGCTCTTCTTCAAACAAAAGAGACAATTCCTTCCAATTGTCAACAACAGGAGCAAACCAAGGATACTGCTCCTTTACAACCTGTAGCTCATCCAAGGTTACGTGTCCGTGTTCTACCATATCATAGCATCTACGGAAGTCACTATTGTCTTTAGGAATATCCAAATCTTTCTTTCGTTTTACCCCCATCAATGCACTCCACATAGTCATTGAAGAGATGCCTGTATCACAAGTGGCTATCCACTCTATCATTCTTTGCTTGTTCATCTTCTTTTATATTAATCACGCTAAGTCGCTTTATTAACTCTTCACATACTTCTTTAGTTAAGATACATTTCTTGGAATCTTTAATGCCAGTAACCTTTTCACGAATAGTAGCATTCGTGTCGTACACTTCTTGTAGTTTTTTCTGAAACTCAATTACGTCTTCGTTGGTGAGTTTACCTTTCTTCTCAACAATCTTGTTTGTTATATTCTTATAAACACATTCGAGTTCAATACATAAACGAGTTTCTAACTTCATCATTATTGCGTGTACAAAAGTATCATAAAGTCTTTCCATCTTGTATTTCCTCCAAAAGTCTTTTGATTTCCTCGTTATCTTTATTCTCAATGCGAGCCTTTAAGATACTCTTGAAAGCGGCATCCATTGCCTCGTATCTACAGGAATATTCCTTACCATCCGTATGACACAAGCCTTCCTCTACACACCATGATGTAGTTTGCCAACAGAACTTACCTTTCGAAATGTTTGCAACACAAATGTAGTAACCGAAATGCTCTAAAAGCCAATCTAACACCATATCATAGCTCGGAGCGGATATTGCCGGATGCTTACTATTCAACTTTAAGGCAGCAGAAAACTCAATATTGGATTTCTCCCACTCGGAATTTGAATAAGCGATATAACTGCCGTAATGCTCATTATATTTTCCACCCTTACGAATACCACCCTTTGCTGTCCAAGGACTAGCATAAGCCCAAAATTCGGCTATCTTCTCATCGTAGCCAACCTCCTTCAGAAGCTTGGCTATCTCAAAAGGAACTACCTTCGGTTTTATCGTCTGTTTATTAGCCATTTTCTAACTTTTTAATTTCTTGCCAATGCGTTACTGGCATCCACATGTAATTACAAAACTCATACTCTGCGGTTGTTACTGACGGGTCGTTACTTCGGTGACAAAACCACATTTCTTTATTCTTATCATTAGTGACAAGAACTTCTTCATCAAACTCCGGCAAACGCTCCTTAACCGAAATCCAATTAGACTTATCCGCTTCATCATATGCTTGTTCAAGCAAAGGAAGAACCTTATCCAAGTCTTCGAAATCCGGTACGACTTCATTAACTCGCAAGATTGCTTGACCTAACAAGCTCTTAATCTTTTCTCTGTCCATTGCTCTTCTCGGTTTGTTTCTCTAAGTCTTTTAAATCTACCTTCTCAAATCGAGGAACTGGCTTACCATCAATCTCAACATTACCAAAGAACATTTCCTTTGGTCGCACCCAAACTTCATGCTGTCCGCACACTGCTTGATACGCAACCTTAGCTTCAGAAGTCTCGCTATCAGTAACCTCACCAAGGTACTCATAGAAATTGCCCTTATAGTGTCGGTAAATCGGCTTACTGAATCCACCATGCAGCCAATCGGCTTTGCCGTTGATTTTCACGTACTCCCTTACCGCATCGCACTTACAGGACTTATTCAGCTCTTCTACCCAATCAAAGAAAGCTTGTTTGTCCTTGATCTCTTCACTTGATACCATGAAGAGATAAGTGCAAAGAAGCATCTTACCTGCATCAGTATCATATTTCTTGTTCACCTCTTCAGCTAATTGCATCATAGGTGTATCTAAGCGATAATTCCAACTCATAATCTATCTTTTCTTACTTTTTAAATTTGCCAAATCCTCTTTCAAACGTAGATGGAAATTATCTTCTCCATCATCACCGGAAAGAAGCCAATCAATTCTTTGGGCATAAACCTGAGCTTTCTTCAGAAGTTCAATACCCTTTTTGAATTCCTTGATAGTCTCTTTAGATAAGCCATATCTGTTAGGCATCGTATGATGATGCTTTCTAACATACTTGTCTTCATCCTCCTCCAACCATCGGTCTTCGAGAAAGCATCTTTCGTCTTCCTCATCCAACGGATGACCATCAACATAATCTTCTATCTTTGTATATATGTCAGCAATCCTATACTGAGCATAATCAAAACGTCCTCCACTCATAGACTTTTAACTTCAAACTTGAACTTACTTCAACGCAGTCAACCTCGCTTCTAGCTGTTGGATGATGTTATCTATAGTCTTTCCCCTATAATCAATAGCAATATCTTCCAGCACCTCAATCTGAGCCGCAATTTTTAATCTTTCTCTTACTACTGTCATAATCAAACTTGTTTATTATGATGCCGTGCTTGCAAAGTTGTAATGCACGATATAAACATAACCGCCATACATCTTTCCGATTGTTACTTCAACGAAATCAAAGATAATGTCGCCATCCATCTTGTAAGAAATCAAAGGTTCAGTTGGGAATGCATGGTGTTCTGTGTTGAAACGATACACTTCTTGTGATAGTAACTGCTTGAATACATCAACCTCACCATCCTTTGAAAAAACACCTTTAAACTCATCTTCATTGTCAATTGCAACAACTACTCCAAGTTCACTTCTGACACATACACCTTCATTTCTACCACTTTGTTCATTATACAAGACAGGTAATGTGTAAACACCTCTTGATTCTTCCATATGCTAATTCTTAATTTTGTATTTTGTTTTTATCCTTCAAGTTGCTTACATTGAGCTAAGTCTATTGCGTACGCCCAACGCTTAGGAACAAAAGACATCGTAGGTACGAACCTATCCGCACGCTCAACACATACATCTTGCGTCCGGTAAATCAATCCGTCTGAGCCTTTTACTTGCAACTCTACTAGAATTGTATGGTCTAGCATCGGGAACTTATCAATATCATGCCAGACTTCACCGCCTTCAATGAAGGAAGGTTTAATATGATTAATCTTTTTTTCCATCACTTACCACATATAAAAGGGTTTGACTTATATTCGTTAGTTATGGTCTCGCAACTACCAAAGCACCACAAATCCTTGGATTGCTCCTTGTGTAACCTTGATGACTTTATATAATAGCCATTGTTGACATCATAATGCTTACGTACCATGATATTGTCGTTTACCACTCCGACCTCATCATCCGTAATTACATAGAACATTCGACCATCACTAAATGCATTTAAGCCTTTATACACTCCATTAGAGACAACCATCTTTTCATAGCCGTTCGTCTCCCAGTTGGCATAATCCCAAATGGTTTCCAAATCATCATCATTCAGAAGATTATTATCAATAATAACCTTGCCGATAACCTTGAATTTGCCATCTTGCATCATTGCCTCAACGACAAATTCATCGGCAGCGTTGAAATCGCTAATCTCTATGGGTCTCATAATACTTGTGCTTAATATTCTCGTAAATCACCCTCTTTGCTGCCTTTGCTCTTCTGCTATTATCAGAAAAGACATCATCATACAAAGACATATCTTCACTCTCAAAAGCCACATGCTCACCTTTATAGCAAGCATCAAAGCGGCATCCTTTTTCGGACTTAGCCGCAGTAAACTTTATCTTACCAAACTTAATCTGCATAAACCCTATCCTAGAAAAAATATTAATGATACTATTTCAAGAGCAAATAAAAACGCTAACGCATTCTCAATTGTGAATACCTTTTTCATTGTTTCAATACAGTTTTACGTGTGTCTCACGCTCTAAATTTATATTGTAAGGGGATTTCATATCCCCTTTGTTGTTCTTACTTCAAAACTCGATAAGTTTTATCGAAATCATTAAAACTCTTCAAGTAACCTTTCTCAGTCAAAGAGTTTAAAATTTCTTTCAACTCATCCTTGGTATTATCCAAATCGAAATCATACAACTCAGCAAATGTAAAGTACTTGTTACCACCAATTACATCAGCCATCACTTCGATGTTGCCATAAACCATTGTCTCTTTCTTACTCAATCTAGTATTCATAACGAATCACAGTTTTTATGGTGTGTCTCACCATTTTTAATTAGTAACCTTTATTTCTTAATTACAATGCAAAGATACAAAGAATATTTGAAATATGCAAGTTATTTAATGTGTTTCTTTTATACTTTAACGCTTATTATATATGTAGGCACGAAATTAACTTTCTGTAGCAGAAAAAGCCAAAGAATCCACCATTTCGTTATACATATTACCTCTATGAGCCTTAACCCAATGGTATCTTATCACCTTGCCTTTCGCTACCTTATTATATATAGGCTGTAAGTCTCCTAACTTGCAAGCCTGTATTCTCTCTATAGCCACTTGGCAATCCACATATACATCAACAGAACACAAAGGAGGGCAATCACCCAATGCTTGAATGACTGCCCTTATTTCGGCTCTCACCGAATCGTTCACTTTGGCTGTGATAAATGTATATTTCCCACTATTGATAATCGCTCCCTTATGAAGCACAAGCCAGCCACAACCACACTTTTCTTTCTTACTAGAACCATCGGCATACACCTCGTAGCGCACACCTTTTGCCTCATCAGCAATCATCTGAGCAACAACCTCCAAAGAGTCATTGCTCATCACCTTGGCTATTTGCTTGGCTTTCTTCTTCATAAACGATTAAATCAAACCTCGTTCCTTGAACTCATTCATCAATGGTGTTGCTAAGACCTCAATATCTGGATGAGGCTTTCCGGTCGTTCCAAGACTTCTCAACTCGAAGAAATGCTTCCAATCGCTCACAAATGCGGTATGAATCAACTCCGTGTTGGTATCAAGAGGAAGTATCGTTCTCGCATCCTGTGGCTTAAGACCATCATCCTTGACCAAAGACAAATACATCATTTCGCATACTCTATTGGCAAACCACCATTTTTCTACCGGACTCCAATGCTCATAACTACCGATATTCTTTGATAGGTCAACAAATGTTCCACCATCAAAAGACAATGGATTAACCGCATCATCTTTGCTAACCCACTTTGGCTTGTTGATAGCAATCTCGCCTCCGAACTTATCTTTACTATAGTTGCAATATCGGGTGCTTTGTTCCGCTACGGAATCTACACGATGTCTGTTAGCCTCTCTACTTACCGCAATCTGAGTAGTAAAACGGACTGTTATTCGCTTCTCATGCCATTCCGTAGGCTCGCAAATATAGTCCAAATCCTCAAACCAGTTATTTTCAACTATCACTCTGTAGTTGGTTGTGATATAGTAGTCACTGCCAATCTGCATCACCTTTGAATATTTGTTCTCACGATAGTGCTTGACCAATAAAGACTCCGGTACAAAAAATCCTTCTTCATAGGCAACATGGAGGTAAATCGTTCCATGCTCACACATGGCAAGATGATTGCTGCTTACCATACGCTCAACGAAAGGCTTTGCGCTGTCTTTATCTATCTTCATACTTGACGCATAACATGTGCGACCGCACAACTCTATCTGTTTATAAACTCCATCCATGCCCTCACCTTGGGATAGGATTTCATATCTCGGTTCTAATATCTTCATGTCCTTATAAGTTTTGAAATTCGACCACAAAGATAACTATTATTTTCCACTCTACCAAAAATTAACACTCAGTTTAACAACACTTATCTATATTGTGAAAAACAAAAACTTTCACCCCAAAAAAGAGGAGAGTGCATCACGCATTCCCCTCTTACTTTAACATGGCACAAATTAAGTTTACAATCTACTCATCTTATCTTTCAATTCGTGTATATCATTGAATGCTTGCAACATAGGCTTATGCCAACGCTCTTGTCGCTCATCAATCGACTGCAAGTACATTAAGCTTTGTGCAAGGATAGTCCTACCCTCATCAACAGCTAACCAAATGTTACCTACATTACCCATTATAGTATTCACGCTAGCTGTTAGTAAGCTACTCTCTGCGCCACCATCACGAGCCGCAATAGCATCCAACTTGGTATTTATGAGCTTTGTTTCCTCATACGTTCCCTCTGTTGCAATTTGTACCGCAGTGAAACGACCATTCAACTCTTCTCCAGTATCTTGGCTCATTGATTCAAAAGAACCGGAAGAAGCGGACTGCTCGTAAGATTGCTTGTAGCCCGTTATTTCGGCTACTTCATCTCTAATCTTCAGTCCTTCTTGAACCATTTCATCATACTTTCCCTTCAAGGCAGTTATATCTGTCTTTGACAATTTACCACCATTTGCCTCAGCTCGTTCCGCCCATTCGTCATAGAATGCTTGCATATCATTTCCCAACAAATCATCCACCTTAGCTTTCAGAACGGCTTGCATAAGCATCTTGGAGAAATTATCAGAGAAGTCTTGAGCAGAGGAATTCATATCCATCAAAGTATCTATAAACTCGCTCTTCAAACTATCAAAAGATATTTGCGTCAAGCTTTCTGCAAGGTCATCAGCAATTTCCTCTAATGTTCCAGCCTCAGCCGCATAGTCTTTCAACTTTTCAAGAACTCTACCTCCATAGCCACCCTTACCTGTATTCTTGATAGCCTCAACCATATCTGGATTCTGCAAAATAGCAGCTGCTTCATCAGCAGATTGCAAGTCGTTAAGATTACCATTCCATTGTCTGCCTATTGCATCGGACACCTTTTTGATTTGCTCTTGCGAAAATCCTCGGAAATAAGCGTTAAAACTGTGATGAGAGCCATGATAACCCATTTGCGCCTCCATGATACTCTTTAAATTTTGTTCTTTCTCCTTTTGGAGGTTTTCGGCTTTTTTAGCATCCTCTACGGCTTTAATACCACTATTCTTGTCTATGGAGTCTCGTAACTTGTCTATAGCATCCGTCAAGATTTCATTTCTATCCGTCAGTTTGTCTATAGTCCGGTTTACTTCTTTTGCGTTTCCACTAACTCCAAACAAACTATTGAAGCCACCAAACGATATTGTATTGAGAATATTGCCAATACCGCTTATCAAAGACCCTCCTATCTGTGTGATAAAATCACCACTTAGGATATTCTTCAATATACCATTGACCGCATTCAGAACTGTATCAATCAAGCTACTAATCAATGTTCCGATACCATCCTTCAAAACATCAAGTATCTTCAAAATGGCAGCAACAATTTGGCCTATAAGTCCGGCTTTTGACAATCCTTCACTTAGCGCATCGCCAGCTTTCTTGCCAGCGGCTGCGGCTGCGTCTGCGGCTTCCTTACCCATATCCTTCAAACCATCAGCCGCATTCTTAGCCTCGTCCAAGGCTTTCAATCCATCAATTCCACCTTTAAGCTGATCAAAGCTATCCCAAAGAGATGCTAAATCAGATAGTCCAGAAGTAGAAAGGAACTCATGAATAGCAGAAATCGGTTGTGTCACATTCTGTGTCGTTTGAGCCAACTTCTGACCACTAGTACGAACTTTTGTGTTAGCCGTAACAATCTTCTTTCCGGACTCCGCTAACTGACCTTGAACTTTATTCAATTCTTCTTGTAGCCTTGTTTGCTCTGCTACATTGCCCGACATTTTCGCATTCGCTATCTGATTTTGTAAATCCTTAATGCGAGGTATAAGCTTGGTTTCCGTTTCCGTATATTCATCTTGAGCAATTTTCGCATTCTTCAGAGCATCCTGATAAGCTACAACATCCCTTGCAAGGTCTTTCCAACCTAAATCACTTGTATTGCCAATCGAATTACGGATATTCTGCATAGCATCAACGATACTCTTCTGCTGGTCTGCACCCAAATTTTGGAACTTATCCGTACCTACGAACTTATCCAGATCTGCCAATAAAGGAACAAGCGCATCCTTCATAATGCCACCAACATTTCCGAAGACTTGATACCAGTCTATCTTCTGCATAATAGCACTAGCCTCAACCGAATCCGTCTCTTTCTTCTGCTCTTCTTTCAAAGACTTTATCTTCCATTGCTTGCTTGAGTCCGAATCCGTAGAGTTTTCAACCTCGCTAATCCTCTTAGCATAATCGGCAGCAATAGCTAACTTCTGCTCCTGGAATGTGCCATAAGTCTTCAGATAATCGTACATGCTTTGCGCTTCTTTAGCAAGTACATCCTCATTCTGCTTTACCGCCTTATCCCGAATTGCATTCATCTGATTAGCAACACTCATGCCTATGGTCATATTCATGCCATTGACCTTAACCGGATTACCCTTGCTATCCTTCATGGTTTCATTCAAAACCTCATTCTTATACTCTTCATCGGTTTTGCTCTGTTTCCACATATTAGCCTTACGACCCTTGCCGGAATTAACCCAAACAGCTTGGTCACGTTTTTTTCTAGCCTCAACCAATTTGTCTATACCTTCTTCTACCGCCTTTCTCTCCTTGTCGGCATTCTCGGTAATCTGAGCCAATTCCTTGCTATAACCCTCATTCATCGCATTGATGCGATTCTTGGTCATATCTTGGATAGCTTTCTCCGAATAGGATGAAATAGACTTGGAATAGTCCTCCTCAGCCTTTCGCTTATTACCAGCCTTTGTCTCAGCATCATTCCTAGCCTTTTCAGCATCCCTAGCCGCTTTCTCTCTTGCCTTCTTCTCCTTATCTATCTCCTTTTGGCTTTTCTTCGGCTTACTTTCGATGTTGTTACCTCTTGCTTGCATCATAGCCAATTCGTTTGCGACCTGTTCGTAAGTCTTATATTGACCTCCTACTTGAAGAACATCCCCTTTTTTGTGTCCATCAAGCCAATTCTTTCTCGCAGCCATACTCGCTTTCAACTGAGACTGAGACATATTCTTAATCCATGCAGGAAGTTCACTATCATCATAGTTAACCTTAATATCAAGATGCAACTTTCTACTGCACAACTTTATTGTCTCTTGGATTTCACTATTCAAATCCTTGAAGCTCTTCTTTGCATATTGATTTTTCAAAACTTGTTCCTCTTGCGCATAAGTCAACTTAGATGTGGCTTTTCTCGCACGTTCTGCGGCATTGACGCTATTATTTATAGAATCAACAGTACCATCCAACTCAACTCTGTTGCTAACAAGCCCATCAGTAAAGTCGTTTATGTCAGGAATCATCTGAGCCACCTCAGAACGGCTATGGTGCATATTTTCGAGATAAGTTCCTATTTTTACATTCAACTCCCCTTGTAATTGAGAATATTGAGCATTCAATGCATTGTACACCTTTAAATCTCCACCACAAGCATTCATCTCCTTTCGCAGTTCAGCTAACTTGTCTATGTCATCCTGACTTACGAGACTTCGAATAGTACCCATTTCTACATCAGACAACTTATCATCTATAGAATCTTTAAATGAGCTGAAAGATGAATCATTTGAAGAATTATAATTATCATAAGCCTCTTGTAATTGATTTGCACGCTCCATTTCAAGAGAACGCTTTTCTATTATACCGATAAGTTCTTCTTCATGCGCCTTTAACTCATCAGCTTGCTCGCTCATGCTTTGAGACTTCATTTTAGTCTCATCCAATTTTATCCCATATTCTTCATAAGCAGACTTCAATTCATTTATTGTGTCCTTATGGTCTTCTGCATTGCCGTTATTAAGAACCGCAAACAAGGAACGAACCTTATTGCTAGCCTCAGCAGCCTTATTTCCCATATCTTGTGTCTTCTTTGCGGTATCTTCCTCCTCGCTTCCAAACATCGCAAAAACGGATATTGCGGTTGTTACCAAAGTAACGATGGTAGTTAAAGGATTTGCAAGCATTGCAGCCCATAACTCCCTCATACTAACGGTAACGGCATTAGTAGCCCATGTTAACACATTTTGAGCTAAGACTAACCCCTTTGTGCCAACAGATAATATAGAGGTAACAAGGGAATTTCGTTCCTTTGCTCCTGTATTCACGTTCTCGGACGTTGTATTTACATTAGTAGCCGCAGTATTAGCTGTCTTTGAAGTCGAATTTGCCGTATTAGCAATAGTTTCCGAAGAAGTAGCATTTGCATTAGCACCTTTTGCGGTTGCATTGCTCGCTTCAGAAGTCGTATTAGCTTGTGTAGCAGTAGTTGCCGCCTCCGTAATGCTAATCTTACCATCCTCTATATCTATTCCTTGCTGAACAATATCCCCAATTTCATCTGCCGCAGCTCCGGTCTCTTTATAGACCTCAGTTTCATACTCTTCAGCTTCTGCTAACTTTTCAGTCGTAGTTTGAAGCTCCTGTTGGATAGCCTTACGCTTTGCGTTAGAACTTTCGTATTCCTCATCCGCTTGCTGACGCTTTTGCATCAGCTCTTCCAATTTCGCTTGTTCAGCCTCGTATTGAACTATTGAACTATTTTCGTTATCCGAAAAAGAATCCGCATAGCCACCAAATGAAGTCGTATCAACCGCCCCATTATCATAGACCAATTCCTTTTCTTTCTGTTCTATGATTTGCTGCTGCTTTTTTATTTCCTCATCAAGCTGAGCAAGGGCTACTCTCTTTTCACGAGCCTCATCCATCGCCTTATCATAGCTCTCTTGTTGCAAGTCAACTTTCTTCTGTAAGGCGTTAGTTTCCAAAAGAGCCTTACCATAAGCGGTTTCATTTGCCTTGGCTATTTTTTGCTTTAAATCTGCCTCAGCTTTAGCTTGTTCCGCAGCCTTGTTTGCGGCTGCAATATCAGCTTCTTGCGATTTCTTAGCACGCAACTCTTCCTCAGCAGCTTCTTTGGCATTTACCGCATTTTGCCATTGGAGTTGTTCTTTCTCCGCAAGTCTTGTCTGCTCAACCAAGAGGTCACGCTTCAACTGGAGTTGTTTAGCCATTTCTTCACTAATCAACCCCTCAGATTTCGCTAATTCTATCTGCTTAGATATGCGTTTCTCCGTTTCATCATCACCGATATTTTCGGTATCGGACAAAGCATTCCCCAACTCATTATAACGGCTTGCCTTATAATCTTTTGTATCTTTTCCGTTAAGATGTCGGTAATCATTTTCCATTTCCTTGAACTGAGCCATTTTCTCATCAAGTCCCTTGGAAAGTTCCAAAGCCTCCATCTGTTCCTTAGCAGCAGATTGTTGCTGAGTGACAAGCATATCACGTTTAAGTTGCAATTGCTCTGCCATTTGTTTGGTTATGATTCCATCGGTCTGAGCCTCTTTGATTTTAAGAGACACAAGTTCCTCAGCCTTATCCGTACCCAACATATCTGTATTAGAAACAGCCTTATTCAAATCCGAAAGTCTTTGGCTCTTATATTCGGATGTATCTTTTCCGGTGTAGGAATGATACAATTCAGCTTCATCTTTGTACGCTTTTATCTTTTCGTCAAGATTACTTGCAATACTATCAAGTGTAGCTTTGTTTTGAGCTTTTTGGATGGATGCTGCCGCCATCAGACCTGCCTTATATGTGCCTACGGCTACCGCAGCCGAACCAATAACTTTAACGACCGCCTCCCAATTGTCAACCAAAGACGAAATCAAGTCTAAACCAGTACCAAATATTCCTTGCGACTTCTTGCCGAGTTCGTTAAACATCTGGTCAACGCTATCGCCAATGTTAGACCATTTTCCTTGCAAGGTTGTGGATTGCTTTTCCATCAGTCCACCAAACTTGCCGCCCTCTTCGGTCATGTTGATGATAGCTTTTTTCACCAAATCAGCTCCGACCTTTCCATCTGTAACCGCTTGCTGAACCTCTTGGGTTGTCTTGCCCATGATTTTACCAAGCTCCTCAGCCATCGGGATGCCTCTGCCCATAAACTGACGCAAGTCCATCGTGTACATGCGGCCTTGGCTCATTGTTGTACCATACAAATACACCAAATCGTTCAACGGAACGTTCAGACCTGCCGAAATATCTCCAAGATGAACAAGAATATCATTAACCTCATTTGCAGCCGTACCATAAGCCAACAACTGCTTTGCCCCATTTGTTATCGAACTCATGTCGAAAGGAGTCTTCGCAGCCGTTTGAACAAGTTGGTTCATCAATGCTCCTGCTCTCTGCTCACTACCAAGCATTGTAGTGAATGAAATTTCAAGCTGTTGGAATTGTGAACGAACATTAAAGATGTGTTCTGCCAATTGTTCAAACCCCAGGCCACCTACGAGGCTCATTGCTAATTGCTTTGCATCACCACCGAGACGATTAAATAAAGATGTTGCACCCTCACCAACAGTAGGAACTTTCTTCATTTCCTCAATCATTCCGGCAAAGGCATCAGTCATCACCTTCACGTTATCAGTAGTTGCATTCGAAGAACCTGAATAGCGGACATACTCAGCTTGCATGTTTTGCAATTCAGTTCTTGCTTGCTTTCCTAATCCCGCAAGATTCTCGTAACGCCTTTTCTCATCATTGAGTATAGTGGAATTTTCGCTTATATCACGATTAAGGATTGTTGAAGTGCCAATATCTAAGCCTCCTTTACGAAGTTTAGACTGCATCTTTGCAATCTCGGAAGAAAGTCTTTCAATCTTTCGCTTAGATGCGTCTGCTTGCAACTCGAAAGAATAAACCTCTCTTGTAAGATTCTGCATTTTCTTGGCATAATCACTACTCATCACCAAAGCATAGCGAGACATTGCGGAACTAAGCTCTGTCACCTTTTGCTTTTGCTCTGCATATTTGTCCGTAAGGTCTTGAACCACCGCCTTGTCTGTCGCCTTTGTTGTTTTCTGTAACTCACCACGCAATCTTTCAAGCTCTTGCTTGGCTTGCTTGATTTGGTCGAAATTCGCTTTGATGTTAAATTCTAGCTGTGCCATCCTTATATGTTTTTATTGGCAAAATTAGCTAATATTCAAAGGAGCAACGAAAGAATTAATGTGTGCTATTTCACAAAAGATTTAAGTGCAAAAATTAAGGTATAGATACTAAAAAAGCCTTCCACATTCACATGCAGAAGGCTCATTTCTTACTTATTTTCTTCTATATATAAAGACCATCAAATCACGACAGCCTGTAATTCCGTTGAAATTTTACCATTCATCAGACTCCGACTTTGCAAAAGAGCTTTTTAAAATATCATTTAAAATATAATTAATGCGGTCATTAATTGCATTATATAAACGTTCTTTCTTAGGATTCAACTTTCCGTTCTTAAAGTAGTTACTACAATCTCCGGCAAAACTATGAGGTAATTCCGTTGGAGCACCAGTTATAACTTTATTGACCACTGGTGCATTTACACGAAACTTTCCATCTTTGAAATTAAATGAATAGGTGCAAATCATATGTTTTCTTAAAGGAAGCCCCATTACTTTCTCATAATAAGCATCAGTAATAAATGCGCTCAATGTAACTTGCTCGTTTCCAAATTTTGTAATCTCATTTGTCTTAGAAGTATATTTTCTATCCAAATACGAAGATACTGCACGAAACAAACTATCCTGCGAATAACCATCCATAGGAATAACAACAAATTCCTTTTCGTCATCCGTTACAAACTTAAAGTTCGAATTAAAGTGAAACTTTACTTCTTGTGCTATTGATGACAATGTAATAAACATCATCATAATTGCCATAAATAAAAACTTCTTCATAATCACATATTTTTAATTATTGAACTTTGTAGGGAAGACCCCACGTTAATTAACACTTTCTAGTTTATCCAACACGACCCTAGCCTCAGCGATGGACGATGCGGAATACAACTCACCACCTTGTTTTATTAGGGCGATGAAATCACTAATAGCATCTTCTTTGTTCTGCTTATCAAACAATTCTGCTACAGGACAGCCTATAGCGTTTGCTATTTTTTCGATAGTTGATATACGCAAGTCGTTTTTCTCGCTAAGTAAACGAGAAACCGAAACTCTATTCATACCCATCCGGTCTGCTAGGTCTTGTTGCGTTACACCATATTTATTAAGAACATCTTTAAATCTCATAATACGTAATACGTTACATTGTTATTTTCTTGCAAAGATAAGAATAATCTTTGAAATGTAGCATATATACGTAAAAGTATTAACGTAGTTTAAAGAATAGTACGTTACAAATGAATATTTGTTAATTAACCTAAATACGTTACATTTTCTTTCTAAAATATTTGGCAGTGTAACGTAAATATGTTACCTTTGCATCGTGATTAAGAAAGAAAGGTCACAATAACATTATTAATTTAGCTGAGGTTGCACCTCCGAGTCGGCACTCGTAAAACGGTATAGCAATATGACTACTTCAATGATAAGAAGAAACTTGATTCAGAAGTTCGTTATGATAGAGTTCGTAAGCAACAGGATAAACACCCAAAAGGACGTTGATAGAATGTTGAATATGATAACAACTAAGCTCAATATGAACAACGATGAGGCCAAGAGCTTCTTGCGTGAGAGCATCGGACTTACAAAGTAAGTAATTTAAGTTTAACGTTTAAAATTGAAAGATTATGGCTACTACATTTAAGAATATGATGAGAGAAGTGATGAATATGGCTCACAGAGCATTTCAGCTTAAGGGTGCTTACATGAGTTGGACAGAATGCTTGAAGCAAGCTTGGCAGGTAATCAAGCTGAAGGCTCGCATGAAGAAGCAGGTCGTTGAGTTCTATTTTCAGAAAATGAATGGTGAGATTCGTCAGGCTTTCGGCACATTGATGGAGAGTCACATTGACTACACTCCAAACGGCAAGGGTTACGCTTGCAAGGACTGCACCAAGTATTGGGATGAGGTCAAGGGAGAATGGAGACAATTCAAGAACTACAACTTGATTAGAGTTGCTTAACAAGGTTATTAACGATTTAAAAAGAAACTAGATATGAGCGCAAAGATTATAGTGATGCAAGGCAACATGGTTGCTACCATCGAAGAGACGAACAAGGACGCATTTATCAAGCGTGGTGAGTATAAAGAGACCGATCTGGACAGACATAAGCGTGAGGTCGATTTCTTGATTACAAGCATCGCAAACCGCTACGAAGTGACATTCAATCACAAGGTAGAGCTGAAGGAAAGCCGGAGCATCAAGAAAAGCGAGTATTTCGATAACATCTACTACGTTACCGAGAATGCATTGAACAAGCTGAAAAAGCAATACTCATACGAGTGTGATTTGTAATAGATTTCGTGAGGCACACCGAAACAACTGCACATTATCTTTGAAGTTTAACTATTAAATTTCGTGAGCAATGGAAAGAAGAAGTAATGTGCAGCATCGTGCCGAAATAGTTGGTCGTGCTGGCGAGGACAGAAGTCCTCCAAAGTAAAACAAACGTTAATGTTTTAAACAAAACACTAAAGTGTTTGCAAGTTAAAGAAAATAGCATTAACTTTGCAGCCGAAAGTAATAATGGTTGTGAAGTAACGGACACGACTGACGAATAAAGAAGACATATTAAACAAATGGTTATAAGCTCCAAGCGTGGAGTCATATTTCGTCAAGCCCATTCCGTTACATTTGTGGGTAGGCGAAACAAGCCCTGTCCATCCTCTCTCACAACATGGTGGACGGGGCTTTCCTATTTGCAAGAAACCATACTTATAATATTTAAATTGTTTAATATGAAAGATTTTTTAGAAAAGAATTTGAATGATGCACCCATGCTGGGAGCATTCGTAAATCAAAGTGAGAAAATCAAGGTTGAAGGCTTTGAACTCATCAAGGTAGAAGAACGTGATGGTAAGCAAGCCATCAATGCAAGAGAGCTGCACCAAAAGTTGGGTAGCAAGTATCAATTTGCGAATTGGATTCAAGAGCGTATTGAAAAGTACGGATTCGTTGAAAATCAAGACTATGAGGTTTTTAAGGAAAATCTTAAAAACTCAAAAGGTGGCAGACCAAGCAAGGAGTACGCCCTATCTTTAGACATGGCGAAGGAGTTGTGTATGATTGAGAACAATGAGAAAGGTAGGATGATTCGCAAGTACTTCATTGAGGTTGAGAAAAAGGTAAGAATGCAGAGTGTTCCATCTTTGCCCGATTTCACCAATCCGGCTATAGCAGCGAGAGCTTGGGCTGACCAGTTCGAGAAGAACCAAGTGCTGACCTTAGAGAACAAGCAACAGAGAGAGGAACTTGCCAAGGCATCGCAGGAGATTGTCGGACTGAGCGCACAGATTACAACAATGAAGCCTAAGACTACTTACTTCGATGTGATGATGAAGAACAAGAGCACAAGCGTGATTACATCAATGGCGCAGGATTACGGAATGAGTCCGCAAGCATTCAACAAATTGTTGCATGAGCATGGTATCCAGCACAAGGTTTCTGACCAATGGGTCTTGTACCGCCAATATTTGGATAAGGGATATGTGAATAGCGAGCCAGTGACCATTACGCACAATGATGGAAAACAAACCATCAAATACAACACGAAATGGACTCAAAAAGGGCGTTTCTTTCTCTATGAGTTCCTAAAGGAGAAAGGTATCTTACCTTTGATTGAACGAAATAATAATGGTGAGACACACTAGGACAACTGTAAAAGCCCCAATCGCGTTAGAGGTTGAGGCTTTCTTTATTTTTACATTTACTTCTTATCTACCCATCGGAGAACAAACACTTTTGCGCTAATTTTCAATGACTTGTATTTTTATTACAAAAGTATTGTTATTTTACATTTCGGCTTCATTATACTCATAATCCCAGAGGAATAACTTGCCTTTGACGTTTCTAATCGGCTTATCGAACAATTTAGCATTCTTCAAGAACCAATGATATTGGAAATCTTCAGCAAATGCATCCGGATAAGCCTCATGGAATTGAATATCATCCAACTCTACGCTGCCGATAATGGCTGACGTTGGCAAGTCTTTGAAGTCTGGAATAACAATACCATGCTCTTGGCAATATTTCTTCATTGCGCTCTCCTGCCATCCGTCAAGTTTTTCGGGTTTGGCTTGGCTAGCATGAATAAGGAAACGACCACGGAACTTTCTATTCCATGTTCTGTTCTCAATGGTCTTGCAGCCGATAGCGATTAACCAAGCATACGGCTGACGAATTGATAATACTTTCATAAGCTCATTGTTTTATTATTTGCATCCGCAAAGGTAACAAAAACCTTCGAGAAATACAAGGAAACTCTAATTTATTTTCATGTTTTCTAAAAATAATCTTGAAATAGCTTGCATCCTACAGACGGTAAGAGGTTAGAACCTCTTCCGTCTTTTCTTTCTGATTCTGTCCCAATCCGGTTTTAGCACATCCATCGTGGCGACCATCGCCTTGTACTTGTCGCCAAGTTCGCCCTCGTTCATAGATGAACGGAAAGTGTACATCTTGTATCGTTCATGCTCTGGCACATATAATCCCACCATCAAGGAACGGACTCCATCCACCTCCTGCTCCGGTGCTATCAATACAAGCCCCTCGTTCATGCTTTCCAACTTGAAAATCTTTGAGGTGACAACCTCATAATAGTCTAGTACATTCATATTCTTGTCTCCTATAATTAGTTTGTACGTTCAAACACTTCAATATACTGGATAGAGCTACAATCAATATATTTACGTGTAAACACTACTGTACTTCCACTTCCAATCATAAGTGTTCTGTTCTTTGTATTGCAATTGAAAGAGGTTTCACCACCAACACTATTGAAGTCGAAACTTATTTTTGCTCCACCTACCAAGTTGATACTTCCTCTAAGACCTTTGTCCTCGGCTTCGCCTAATATCACATTCACATGACCTGCATCCATATTCTCCTATAATTAATTGTTAAACACCTTCTCTAATAAAGATACGTATGATAGAGTCACTATCAATGTAATCTCTGTTTCCGTTCTCACCAAGTATAGTTATCAAATGCTTTTTTTTGTTATAAAGAACATCGGCAGTAAAATCAAATAACTTTGATTTGCTAAAGTTTGCATGAGTTAACTGCCCATTAGAGAGTGAAATTCCTGCAATGCAACCGCACTCCTTTGCATAATCTAAGATATTTTTGATTTCATTAATCTTCATAACTATATTACTTTAATTCTTGCTCTACAATATCGAAATTATCCCACGTTTCTCCTTCGCTGTCTGAGATATGGAAGAAAGAACCTGAGATATTGTATTGATAATCATCGCAATTCAAAACTCGCTTGTAATTTTCCAAAGTGTTCTTCCCTTTGTGTCTTATCGCTTTTCTTGCCTTATCTATGGTAGAGAAAACTTCTGCGTCAACCTCAACTGCCTCACCCAGTCCATGTTGGTATGAAGATATTACTACATATACTTTCATCGCTTAAACCTCCTTATTCATTACGCTACCTTGAATAGCATTTCTTTGTTAATCTCAATCCACTGACAAGCGTCCTTGCGGAAAAAGATGTCCGAATCGAACCGCTCACCATCCACATCAATACTATTACCCTTGCAGACAAAGGTATGGTTCTTTGTCAAAGGTACAAGAAGGTACGTTTTGCCCTCTCTCTTGCGTTCTACAAGCGTTTTATCCGTACCTAGGATAATAGATACCCTTTCTTCCTTATCGTCCTTTAAAACGCCTATTTTGTCTGTGTGCTCGATATAGAGCACATTCAAGAAATTCTCATCCATTTTCTTACTCCTCCCATCGAAAAGCGTTAGTGTCTTTTACAACCTTCTTGCTGTCTTCGTCCCACATATAACCATCCGTAAACCATTTAGGGGCTTTACCATTGATTACTCGTTTTGCATCGGCTATGCTAGCATAGCCTGGTTCAACAACATTATCAATGCGAACGGCAACCTGACCGAATACGTCCTCCACCTTGGTAATATGATGCCCTTTGTAGAACACTTCTTTCAAACACTTAGCAATTGTCTCCATATCTCAAATACTTTAAAAGTCCTAAACTAAAGGGGTGTTTAAAGGCACACCCCCTATTAAGCCTCGCCAAACACCTTAGAACGTGAATATATCTTTATGCAACTCGCAAGAAGTTGTAAGCCTTGAATTGTCTCCATGCGCCCTTTGCTTCATCCCAATAGCGGATGCAATCTCTTGATGCTGCATGCCCTGTACCATTTGGAGTATAGTCAATGTGGCTCTGAAGGAGAGTACCAAAGGCTTGTCTTACCTCACCATTCATCTTCATAAAGAAGAACTCTACTACCTTGGTCTTCATCGCTGCCTCAAGCTTTACGACCTGCCAAGCCTGTTTCAAGCACTCAACCCAAGACATTGAACTTGATTTCAACTGATAGGCTCTATGTGCCAACTGCATTACCTTTCTCATCTTGTTCTTAATTGAAGTTGTCATATCCTCAAACCGTTTTACGAGTGCCGACTCGGCTGCATAGCAGCAATTAATAGTTAAACTTTAAAGCCTTTATCTCTTAAAGACATTGCAAAGATAGTAGTTTTTTCTAATATTACCAAATATTTCTATAAGAAATTTCTAATATTACCACTTATTTAACACTTATAAGCTATTTCTAAACATTTATTCACTAATTATTAGCTAATTCTAATATTTAACTCTTTTTCTTTGGCAGTTAAAAAAAAATAAGCTATCTTTGCAGCATAATAAATATTAGTATTCACTTATATATAATAAGGTATGGACTTAAAGAAAATAATTAGGAGTCATGGGCAAACCATTTCATCTGTAGCTGAAAAGTTAGGTATTACCCAATCAGCTTTATCGCAACAAATCAATAATGGCTCAATTTCATTTGCGAAAGTAGAACAAATAGCTAGTATTTGTGGTTGCTCGCCATCTAGTTTCCTTGCTATTGATGGTGAAACCTTATCGCATCCGGCTATCATCTGCCCCCATTGCGGCAAGCCTATCGAGCTGGAGATTAGGGCAAAGGAGGGGAAATGATATTCCTCTCCTTTTACTCTTCTATTCCTTCTCCTTCAAAAAGCCTATACCTGCATGAACATTACCCAACTTATACCAAGACTGGCTTAAAGTCATAACATAACTACTGAAGGATTCTTCCCCAATATCAAGGGTGAAGTCTTCATCTACATCAGGCTCTCCATGTCTTACGTACCCCTTATTCGGGGTGTATAGCAATCTATGATATGAGCCGCTCTCACAAATATAAAGTCCGCTATTACGCCAATCGGAACTCCAAAATTCCGGTTTATTCACGTAACAAAGCATTACATCACCATCGTAAATAGGAATACTATGACTTCGCTCATCCTTTTCTCCAACAAACATTTCGCTGCCAACATTGTCAGACTGACGGATAACAGATACGATGGAGTAACCATTTCCAATAAAGTCCGCTATATCAACATATGTTCTTTGCTCTCTAAGGTCAAATTCTTGTTGGCTTCTTACGCCATCTTTCTCAAAGATTACAAGTATTCTTGTGTACTTATCACCAAAATTGACCATACTTAGAATCAAGCCGTTGTTCATGTAAGACGCATAAGCTTCTTTGGCTAGTGTTAATACACGCTCTAGATATTCCAATGGCTTGTATCTAACTAACCAAGACTGACCTTTATGCATCTTTTGCAAGTACGAATACATGTTCATCGCCTCGCATTCATCTATTCCATGCTTCTTGCAGACCAACTTGAACTTATCCGGATAAACACTAGTTACAAGTCTATCCAATTCGTCCATAGCTTGCATGGCTTTCAAATAATCATTTGCTTCCATTTTACTAATCTTTAAGTTTCTCAATTATATAACCACGACCTGTATAGGTACAAGACAAGCCAATATACACTAGCTGATGTAAAAGCCACCATTCCTCAGTGAACGGCAATCTATCACACTTCACGAACTCATCTTCATCCTCAAAATCGGATGCCTTTTCCAATATTTCTTCCTTTGTCATTGCTTATATTATTTATTCTAAAATCTATTAAATACACCATCCGCAACTACCTACGCATAGTTTGCATTCCAATTCGTTGCAGATGTTATAATATTCTTCTTCCGTTATATTATAGCGGTTTAGTACTTCCTTTGTTGGAGGCTTTGGGTCAAAGTGCATATCGGCACAAGCATAAGGCTCTGCATCTTCATGATGATGGTCATATGTATCACCAAAATCATTTTGTTCAGAACTTTTTCCATTGATAGTGAATACCTCTGTACGGCAAGGTAACGCATGATGCGTTTTTATCTTTAATTCCATATCTTAATATATATAAACTACTATTCAAAACTAAAAATTATACAATGCCCTCTTAAGTTTAATCCTAAGTTCTTCCTTCATTTGCGACACTTTGTCATATGAATCGTAATATCGTCCGTAATTATTATAATTAGACCTATTTACGCAATGAAGCCCGATAATAAGCAAATCTAACTCATCATCAGTCAAGGAAACTTTTTTCATAAGCTTACTTCTTTTGATTAAAATACTTTTCCAACTCTCGAAGAATGAACAGCCCTCCTATCTTGAAAGACTGCTCTATCACCACTCGATGCTCCTTAAATACGTTTTGACTTCTTGCAAACCGAAACGCTTCATTCTCTAGCATAAGCACAAACTTATTAAATTCTGCATCGGTCATTTGCATTCACCTCCTTCCTTTGGAAGTAAATCACTAATATAGAGCCAGCTAATAATATCATGATTAGTTCCAATATATTTGAAATCGTAATCATACCATCCAAAATCGTGAAAAGATGATTGTTCTATTCTTTCTTCATCTTGAAACATCCCATGATTAGGATGATAAACAACTCTTACCAAACATGTTCTATTTTTATCAGGCATTTCGCTAGCAGGATGCCATAAGTCCTTAAGGAACTCTTCCTTAGTTAATCTCTTTTTCATTTTTCAGTCTCCTTCACATAAAGTTTCGTTAACCTCGTCATTGTATGTGTGAGTAACCGGATTGTACTCGGAATGGGTCGCATCTACCCTACCTTTCCGGTTAGTGAAATAGATAGCATTTCCATTGTCATAAAACCTGTACACTGTTATACTATCTACAACAAACAATTTCTCGACCTTGAATTTGTCAACAGAATCCGAGATTTGGACTCTTGTACCCTTACCTTTGCAACCTACCAAAATGGCGGCAACGGCTATTATCATAATTACCTTTTTCATATCAACTTCTTTTCTTCTTGAAGAATACGTCATTCATCGTACCCTAATATACTAAAGAACTCATCCATTTTTGAATTTAGATTGTTTGCCATTAACATATATGCCGGAACGGAGCGACCGATATTGCACTCTAACTTCAATGCATGTATCATTACTGAAGCTTGATGGCTTGAAATCTTAACCCTATCCAATCTGGAAAGTATTTCGCTCTGCGAATCTGCATTACGAAACACTTTCTTGATAAGACTTTCTATGTACTTACGCTGCTTGTCCGTCATTGCTCTTATTGTGCTCAAGAGACTCAACCAAAGCCTTCAGACCATTGAAGGTAGCATCCACCAACTCCTTGCTATCGGAAGCATCAAAATACCAATTTCCAATAATCTTGCTATTATTTTCGGCAAACATCGTAATACTCGTATGAGTATTTGAAGACGACATCTGGATAGACTCCTTTGTTCTACCCATGAGGCTGGCAATCTTTGCCAACACCTCTACATAAACATTATTCTTTTCCACTTTCTTCTTACAGTTTTTGTGGTGTGTCTCACCTTTTTAAAATTAGTAACCTTGTTTCTTAATTACAATGCAAAGATACAAAGAATATCCGAAACATGCAAACTTTTTAATGTGTTTCTTTTATTCTTTAATATATCATAACATATAACACCAATAATTTACTGACGTTAACACAAAAATCCCCACCACTACATTATTATATATAGTGATGGGGCAAACATTTAAAACAAAATAGCATTATGGATTTCTACGATTACTATCAAACTAAATCGTCCACATAAGCCCATTTATAGATGGCGTTTGATTTCGTGAACCTATTCCACCATTCCTCGCCTAAGAAATTCAGATGCTTGAAACGCTTGCGAACCTTGGTCAGACCGACAATGCGTCTGTTATACTCAGGCAGCTCTTCAACAGAATGCCAAGCACCTTCTTTTTGATATTTCATTCCCAACTCCAAGGCTTGCTTGGCTACCTGCCTTGCACCTTGACTAAAGTCTATCTTATCAATCAACAATTCTAAGTCCATAATCAAATAACTTTTATGTTAACTTTGTCTTCAAAAAAAGCTTCTAGCACTTCCTTGGCTTTTGCATCTGCTTCATCCAAGTCTTTGCATTTGACTACTTGAACACCATAACCTATAGGGTTACGCAATTCATAAATACCATCAGCCTTTACCAAGCGAAGGAAAATATCTCCACCTTTGAAGCGGTACGAATATCCTCCTGTTGCCTCGTTCCATTGTCTAACTATGTTCCTCACCGCCATAATATCTTTGCACTTTTTCCAATGTAGCATTAGCACCCTCAATGTAGGCTGCGATAATGACATTTCTATATAGCTCACTATTTTCCTTATCAATTCCAACCAAGCCTTCTGTTGATTTCAAAGGCTCAATTGTAAATTTATAAGCCTCCTCTACTATCCAGCTAGGAACACCATTTGAAATCAAATTCTTACAATACTCATTCATGATTTTACCTTTTAAAATTAGTGGATGACAAGGGATTTAAACCCTTGTTGGTGTCAACACCTCCCCAGTGACCTGGTACACGGAATGTTTAATCAGAAAATCCGCTCCAAGTTTGCGAGGGTCGCATTGCTTTCAGTTGCCAATGCCACTCATCCGTTTGTCAGCGACAGATGCGAATTTGAAGATTGTGCACCATTCCCAACCTTGCCCAAGGGTTTCTGCCGCTGACTAATAGGCATTTGCCAATGGTTGTCGGCAAATTTTAAGTGTTCACATCTTACGATGCGGTATTAACTATCTCCCTGCCCAAGGGAACAACCATTAGCGATAGGCTATTTGTAGTTATGAAACATTCAAATAAAGCCGTGCGACTCCTAGTTTATCATCATGCCCCCACGCAAGGCATCACACGGCTTTGGCACGTGGGTATTTGGTAGATTATGGCTTTCCTACCTCGTCTTTCTTATATCATTCCGCTGCCATCCTGCCGCCCAGTCTACCGGAGCTGCATTACAGCAGTGAAAAGATGTATTCACATTATATAAGGCTGCTCTGAACTCATCCAATTCTTCTGCCGAGAACGGACAATCCTTGTTTACCCGCCTTTTCATAATTTCACTACCTTATAGCCAAGCCGACTTGCAAGATCAAGAAAAATATTAAAGTATTCCTGTGCAACTTCTGTTCCTGATACTACGCCATTTTCAAACGTGAAGTAACGCTTTGTATTGTAAAGCGTATCTTCCAAGCAATAAGTTTCTTTCATTTCTTCTTTCTAATCAATTGTAAACAACCTTTCGACTGGTCTCTTTGTTATATTCGGGTTAAGAGAGTTTGTTACTTCCTTTTCCCAAACACATCTGAACTCTTGGGGCATCTGATACTCGCTGATAAATACCTTATGACCTCTTCTAGCCATTTCCATGCACCATATATAGAATCTTTCGTAATCGAAATTCTTTGATACATCATACTTTTTCGTAGCTTTGTAAGGCAAATCGCAATACACTATACTCCTATCCGGTATCACAAGTTCATCATAACTGCCGCTATAAAACTCGACACCTTTGAGAAGAGGCACATCACGCATTGTATTTTCTATCTGCTCCCTTATGTAATCTCTTGCCTTTCCGTTCTTGCCGACAACATTATGTCCGCTATAGCCACCATCAAAGAAACGTCCATTAAAGCTCGCCATAAAGCCAATTAGTCCGACACCTGCTTCTGTGAAGAATTTATTCTTTCCGTGATAGCAGTCTCTTGCAAAGTTATACAACGTCTTACTAATATGGTTGAAGACAAACCCATCATTCTGAAGATACTTCCACATTTCGATAAGATACCTATTCTTATCGTTGGCAATCCTTCGATACGTGTCCGGAACGTTCTCAATAACGCTACAGCCACCACAGAAAGCATCTACAAACGTATCATGCTCTTTGTCCAGCATAATCGGCAATATTTCATGCACGATTCTAGCCTTGCTACCCATATACTTCATTGCAATAGTTTCTTTATCATTTTAACCCCTCGCTTGCCAAATTTTCGCTCGACAACCGCATTGTAACTCACTCCATCAATGGAACACTCATCCGGATAGCACTCTTCAAGCCAATCTGTGAACTTCAGCAGATTGAAGACTAACTCTTTTCTCGCTAAAAGAAACCGCATATCTATGAATTTTCCAAAGCTTATTCCAAAGATTTTCTGAAACTCATTACCTATCGGCAAGAACTCACTTGGTTCTATTTTCAACAGCTTGCTTTCTTAGATGTCACACTATCCAGAGGATAGTCACTCTTCATAAAGTCACTAATTCCTATGTAAGTTCGCTGTAAATCTTTCTCATCGTCCTTCAGGTCTTCCGTTGCGTTGATAGCCGCCTCATTCAAAGTCTGTTCGTCAAAGACACCTTTTCTTACCTTATCGAAATAAGAAAGAATTTCTTTTGTCATCAAATGGTCAGCCAATCTCTTGAAATCCTTATCCATCACTAATGCCATGAAGTCATAAGAGTTTTCAAAGGCCAAGATAGGAGCAAAATCCTTGAACGCTTGCATTAAGTTTACATGCAAATCTTCATACAGCTTACGGATGATATTCTCATAAGTTCCCAAACAAAGGTTGGTCAGATTGTACAGAATGATTGCATTCGCATAAACTCCCGATTTTTCACCAATCCCTAAGTTCTGTAATCTTAAAGCAAGCTTATCTCGCAACTTATACAAGTCTCCACTAATCTTGTCATAGAACGTCATTGCGAATTCTTCATTAAAATCTGCATTAGGAACATAAGCGTCATAATACTTAACCACCTTTCGAAGGTTCTTCTTGCAGTCCACCCACTTCTTCTTAACTTCAAACCTAACGCATTTCTTCTTCAGAATACTTTTTTCGATTTTCTGCATAAAGCACTCTGCTAAGACCATTTCGACATATACATACTGCTGAAGATAAGCCCTAGTAACGACCATAACCTTATTCACTTCGGTTTCGGTCATTCCATTCGGAACACTGATAATTATCTTCTTGCCACCTACGTTCAACAAGACTCTTCTGAAACAATTAACACTAGGCATGATGCTTTCTGTTTGAATATTCTACTACCTTATTATAGCACTCCGTTCTCACCAAATCCTCGACCCGATTCAATGTGCAAGCCTCATGAGTATCATTCATATTGACTTGTGGACAGCAAATCTGATAAAAAAACTTTGTTCTGATGGTAAAACCAAAGAACTTGATTTGCTCCTTGAATACCCGACCGGACACCACCTTATCAAGTTTCTTCTTGCCATCGAAGAGATTCAAACTCTCTTCTCTACGATATACAATATCGGTCTTAACCGAAAAAATCTTTCCGAACATAACTATTCCTCCAAATTCCTAAGCGTTTCCAAACTCTCATCATTATCAACATCATAGCCGATACGATATTCGTTACCAATTCTTGCACCAATGTATACCTCTTCGGCATCCAAGATATAACGGGACATCTGTTCACGAACCTTTATCTGTTCTTCATTCAACCCAAGTACATCAAAGCACTCTTCCTGCAATGACTTATATGGTTTCGTTCCCATATATGAGACATAAGCCAGCTTGCCTTCCTGATGCAATGGCTCCCACTTCTCCCACCAATGGTTGCGATACTCCAAGATACCTCTTTCTACTCCATCGGCACAAACATATTTAACTATTCGTATTCTCATTATCAACCTTTTTTAAAACAACTTTAACTGTCTTTCCTTGGCACTTGAACACACGAGACTTAATCTTGTATGTAAGATTGTTAATTACGACTTTATCCCCTACACAAGGCATAAAATGGAAATCGTAATTTTTCAAAATGATACTGCCTTCATACTCGAATTCAACCATTTTTCTGCTCTCCTAATGTTTCCCTATATTTATCTAACATTATTGAATTAATCTCAGACCAAAAAGTTACAATTACGTCCTTGTAATCAATATTATGATTCTGTGCTATAAAATTTCCTGCACTGACAAAATCAAAATAGCCTTCAATCGTCTCTTGTGTACCTGTACATATTATGCCATTCTTGACATACTTAGCCACAAAATAATAGCATTTCTTCATCGCAACAACTCCCTAATAAATTCGTTACGCATCGGCTCAACGATGCTTGTGTACAAACTCTGCTTATCTTCGGGAATGTCATCCGGTGTAATAGAGAACATCAACAAATAAGACATCGGAATCTCCAATACCTTGCATATTGCATCAATCTTACTCTTACGTGGAAACGTTCTTCCGGTCTCCATAAACAACATATTTGTCTCACTACAACCGATAGCCTTACCAAGTTGTCGTTGGGTCAAGCCCTTGCTTACCCTCATTGTCTTAATCGCCTTTCCTAAATCCATTTAACCTCCTATTTTAAATTTTCAAATCTATTCTTAATTGCAATCATGGCATCATTGACACCATCCTTATATCCAACAGAATACAAGGAACAATCCTCTTCGCTCGGTTTTCAGGTTTTTGATTTCAAAAACTCTTCTATCTCACGGAAACCATACTCCAAGAATCTGAGAAACATAGCGTTCTTCGTGATAGCTGGTCGTAGAACATCTTTAACCCAATCCCAGCCATCACCATAACCCAAAGTGAAACTAGAATTATTACAATATCTCACTTTCGGCTCATCCAACCATTGTTTTATTATTTCCTTTTTTGTCATCATTCCCAGTTTTTATGGTGTGTCTCACCTTTTCAAATTAATAACCTTTATTTCTTAATTGCAATGCAAAGATACAAAGAATATTCAAAACATGCAAGCATTTTAATGTGTTTCTTTATTTTATTAATGTATTTTAATTGTTTAATATAGTTTCTACCATTTATTTTAAACTTTTTACATTTTTCTCTTTCTCAAACACTCTTTCTACTATCACCTTTATCCTTAATTTCGTCTTACTATGTTCTTTAACGTGTGCCTTACGCTTTGTAGTTTTTGCACCTTGCAGCAATTTCTGTCAGTCTCTTCCCTTGTACTTTCGTAGTGCTACCTTTCTTGCATTTCAAGACATTTCCTGCTTGTATTTCCAAGAAATGGATGCAACAAAAGCAACTTCTAAAATTCTTATCCATTTGCCATTTCCTTTTTAAGTTTCTTTCTTTGAGCCAAGAACATAACAATCTCCTCGAAATCATCGCAATTCAAGAGCATTTGTCCAACCTGCCATTCCGCTGCTTTCTGCTTGGCATCCTCCATGCCCTTTGCTAAGAATGTGATTTTCTTGTCTTGGCTTCGATTCTCTACAGTAACTTCAAGTGTACCATATTCAAGTTCGGTAGTCTTCATACTGAGACCTTCATCAAATATCCTCAACAAATGATTAAAAAGATTACTTCTTTCCATGTTTCAACCTTTCATTTTCTTGTTTCAACAAGTCCTCAAATTCCTTGCGCTTTGCTCGCATAATCCCGAACCATTTACTTGGTGTTATAGGACACCCCATAAGCCAATGGTCGAAGTTTGGAACAGGCAAATTGAACTCTCTAGCTTCAATAGTATAATCGTACCACTTCAACAACTCTTCTTCGGGAGCTTCCTTTTCAATATCTGTTACAATAGTAGCCATATCGAAAGTCAAATCGCCACAATTAGCTATTCCTTCAACTTGGTCACCTATCCAAAATGTCTCCGGATTATCTAATCCGTAAAATTCATGCTTCTCACAGAATGCCTTCAAGTAAGCATTGCAAGCATTCTCGTAATCATTCTTTAATTTCTCCTTATCCATATCACATATCCTTAAAAAGTTTTTTAATCTTGCTCTTCTCCACCTTTGGATGGGAGCACATCACAACTTGCGTACTTGGGTCATGTCTTACCTGCCATTCGCAAGTATTACACCCCAAATCACCAACTTTATTAATTGCATTGGTGTATCTGCCTTTCTCACCATAGGGGCAATCGGTAACAAAATCCTTTCGTCCCCAGATGTACTCATCTATCTTGTATGAGATAGCATTTGCTTTCTCCTTTTTCTCGTTAATATTTAAAAACATCATATCGTCAATATTTAAAATAAGCATAGCTGACCATCATCAGCGACCTTAACATTACTCTCAGAAAACCAAAGTTCCTTGAATATTCTCTCCATGCATGCTACGACTATAGAATTTCCAGCAGCCTTTTGAAGACTTGACTTCGACACTCCACTTTCAAGCATCTTGTCTATATATTCTTCGTCAACGTTCATTAAGCGGAAGAGTTCTCTCGGAGTCAAACGCCTAATGCGCAACCTTGTCTCTCCAAGCACAACCAAGGAGTCCTTGCTCGCAGATGTAATGGTATTGGCTATATTCTTTCCAAGCTCGACCTTTGGACTATGTATTTCGCCTTTTATCCACTTCCCTTCAGAGCGAGTTCTTATAGCTGCACTCATAGGCTCTTTCCATTCATTTGACACAATTTCTCTTTACATAGCAGAGCATCGCTCATAAAGTACTTTTCGTCCACATTTTCCTCCAAGACATCTACCAAATGTTTCTTCAGCTTTGTCTTTCTCGGAAAATGATAATCTATCTTATCACCATCATTTCGTATAGAGAGCATGAAGACACGCTTTCTGTTCTGAGGAACACCGCAGTCGGCTGCATTTACCACCTTAGCATAGTTAACATATCCGTAGGATTCCAACTCCTTGCGCCACTTGTTGAAGAACCCGATAAACTTTGTTTGAACCAAAGCCTCTACATTCTCCATTAAGAGGTATTTCGGCCTCTTGGTAATAATGGCGTTTCTTGTAAACCAAAGGATAGAGGAACGTGTATTGCTTCCCTCCTCTATTCCTTTCTGCTTTCCGGCTTGCGAAACAGACTGGCAAGGTGTTGAGTATGTCAACAAGTCAAAGTCAGCAACCTTGCTCCAATCTATCTTGGTCATATCACCAAAGTTCTTGCCGGACAGACTAGGAAAACAAGCGTTATGCAATGTTATTGCGCTTGGCTCTATCTCAGACCATCCGATGCACTCGTAATCGAAATCAGAATGTTTCTTCTTCAGTCGCTCCAAAGCCATCAGTTGAGAGTCATATCCGGCACATAGTTCGAATGTCCGTATCTTCATTTCTCTAAGCTTTTGAATTAACTCTTAACCCTGCCTTAATCTCGGCAGCTATTCTACCTTCGTTTGCCAATCTGTCGCAAAGCTCGTTATATTCAACTCCCGAATGGCTCTTCACCTTGCGCCAAGTGATGTGTGCTACATGAGCGGAATGTTTTCTAAACTTCTCCATCAAATCTAAGTTCTTGTGTGCAGAATAAACACCGCTCAAAGTTTTAAGTGCATATTGGCTATCACTATGAACCGTCACAACCGCACCTTGTGGGCAATGACCAACACCACAGATGATAGCCAAAAGCTCCATACGGCTAATTGTCGTGTCTATAGTTCCGTAGTTTCCCTGCTTATATACCTTGCCTTCGTGTAAAATCACATAGGCAGCACCACCAGTGAACTTTCTTCGCTTGGTATCAGTCCTCAGTACTGCAGAACCATCTGTCCACACTTCGTAGCAGTCGTGCATCTTCTCTTCCTTGGTCTTGAACTTGAAACCATGCTTGCGGTAAGTCTGGCTTGGATTTTTCAAGGAATTCCATTTCTTGACCAAATCCTCCCATTTCTTAGGGACTTTACCACTTGGAAGCAACCATCCGACATCATCGAAGCGACCATAAAGCCACTTTAGATTGTCTTTCATAAAACCTGCCATCGAGCAATACATAGTAAACTCTTCATAAGTTGGCTTTGCAACGCTTCTGTGCTCATCCCCCTTCGTTTGTCTTCTTTCTCCCATAGCTTCTTTCTTTTCTTAGTTTCTTTAATCAACCTCACACACATACGAGTAGTTTACTATACGTAAGTGAAATATACTTCGTATATTCCCCTTACCTTTACAAACTCCCTTACGAGTGCAGGTTATTTATTGATTCTCTCGTCTACTATTATTACGTTCGATTTTTTACCCACTTCATCTTTCGCTCAATAATTTTTGGGTTCGTTCCACTCTTCGACTTAGATACTTGGCTTTTTAGGACTTTGTATTTGTTAGCGCATCGCAGTTGACCCTTTCGATATTTTGCCGAAATGATGATAAGATTTCCAAACGCATCATAATAATGCCAATTGTTAGTACAAGCACATGCGTCTATTCCGACTTCTGTACATTGGACTATTTTTTTTACCGCACCAGACTTAACAAGCTTCTTGATAGTCTTCCCAACTTGGTATCTAGTTGAACAGGTATCTTTCATCATGCTGGTGTATGAATAACTTGTGTACTTTTCATTGAATGGTCTTTCCAACATACGAGCTTCCGTTTTTTTGGCACTACGTACACTTTTAATCGTATTCCCATTGACGGCTCTACAATGCGTATTGGAGACATCTTCAATGACATTGATTTTGTTACTCACAACGACATCACACAAAAGACTTCTCAACTGAGGCAAGGTCAGTTTAGTTATCTCGCATCGTCTTGTCTTGTAGCTGTACTGGAAACTGTCATACAACCTGTTCGCTATGATTCTCTTCACACCGAACTTATTAGTTTCGATTCTACAATATCCAAATTTAACTGATAAATCCAAATATTGTTTGAAATCTTTCTTGTTGTAGCCCATCACTTTAGCTGCTTGGTTTGTAGATCTAAAATGAAGGTCTGATGCACGGAATAGAAATTTTATCTTTAAGGCAAAACAAAATCCCACCAAGCGATTCTTATCGCCTAGTGCAATTTTAGCTTGCTTGATACCAATTCTAATCTGATGCATAATAACTCGTTTCCTTATTTGTTTAACTTATCTGTGTTTCGCCTACTCCAACAATTATTGCCCATTGCTAACCTAGAGCAATCTAAGAATGTTTCGACTCAAAACAAGGATTCTAAAAAGAAATCCTTACCCTTCATTCGTCTGACACCGAAATCTAGGTAAGGATTATCGTGATGTGGCTTTCGCCACGGAAAATCTTATTGATTCTTGTAAGCGTGTCAGCACCAACAAAGCACGCTGCAAAGATACTAATTAATTTTCAAACTGCAAGGGTTTTAATGTGTTCTCCTACTCTTATTGCGCATTTTTAACACACAACACAATTTTAGTTACGTATATAAAACTATAAATACATTAAACCGCTTGCAATTTTAACATTTAACACTCTAAGGCATTTTCAAGACAAAAAAAAAGAGAGCAACCACCATCACTGGCAGCTGCTCCATAAGTTGTTACCTTAAACCAATCTAAAACCTTAATAACTAAAAACCAACCTAATAAAATAACTTTTTCTTATATTTTACCGTGAGAAAGAAAATCATTGTAACCAGCATTAAGGAAACGACCCAAAAGGAAATCATACCGAATTTCCAATAGAACAAATCCCATCCCTCCAAGTCTTTCTCAATATATTCCTTTTTGGTCTGGGCGATACTCAATTCTCTGTTTAGGCTATCCCTCTGAGCCTTATATATACTCGCTCGCTCTGCTATCTCCATATAATGAATAAGGCTATCACGAACCTTGGATAGTTCCTTGCTGTCCCTGTATCTAATCTCTATATGAGTAGAATCCTTACCTAGCACCTTACCACTCTCATCTACCCTTGTCTTGACATCATCCTTGATGTATGTGGAATCCTTAACCTGTTTTTCGGTCTGCTCCCAATGATAAGATAGCAAGCTGTCCCGAATAAGCTTGACCCTTTCGTTGATAATTGAGTCCCAATGGGCGTAAGTAGTAGTGTCTCGCACCACCTTTTCCACTTCTACATATCTTGTTGTCCGGCATCCGTACATCATCAGCATGATGAAGAAACCTACCAATATGGTAACGAGCCAACGCCACCAATCAAATCTAAGCTCCATATCAACCTCCTTTTTGAGTGCAAAGGTACAAATAAAACCAAAAGGAACGATTTCTTCGCCCACTCTTTCTTTTTCAAAATTTCAAAAGTGAAGAAAAAACCACCACCCAATTAAGAATGATGGTCTTACTAATGCCTTAGTTGAGCCTGTGTCTCGTAAGATTACCAAGTGATTATCTTTCCGGTATTACATACGAGCTTTCCGTATTGTATATTTCCAACCCTGCGAAGCCATCCATGCAGGTTCACACTTTGCTTTGGGTCATTGTTCACAATCGCATTGAGAAAGGCAATTCGTGACACCTTCAGCTTATCGAACAACGCCCATTGACCTTGTTTGTATGAATTGATAGCAGCTAAGGTCATATTACCCATGATGCCATCAGCTTTTGTTCCTACGATAGTTTGAATCTTTTGTACGGCTCTGCTTACTCCACTATTATAAGCAAAGTCAACCAAGAGATTAGCCACAGACTGGTTGTTGATTTGGTCAGCCTTGCAAGCATCCCAATAATATTTCTTGAATATGTGATGCCATTGTTCATCGGTTATCTTCTTCAAGTCCGATGCGGTCTTACTAGCACCATAAACTTTACGGAACGTCTCTAGGGTCACACCTTTCATCGTTGCGCCTCCCCTGTCACTCTTTTTGTTAGAATATCCACCCTCGAATGAGAGAATGAATGGTTTTAAAATACTTGAGTCTGCCATAGTCTATTTATCTTTTTCGCTTTGATGTTCGCCACGTTCCCCTATAGTCTTGGTAATGCCAGCCGTGACGAACAAACTAGCCACACTACCAACAAATGCACTTAACCCCATCAAATCGGTCTTGATAGTCCCATAAGTTACCACTTCCCACACTAAGATAAAGCAGACAACCAGGAGCATCAAGAGACCTATCAGAGTAACGGACACTAAGAAGAATGCCTTGCTTGAATGTCCGCTATTAACTTGTATGAGTAATTTCAGATACTTAACCATATTTTAATCCTCCCTGTCACGATATATCTCATTTTCTTCCTTTTCAACCAACGTTTCTAAGGATTCTCGCTTTCTTGGTGGGGTTCTAAGTTGGCATCCATCCTTGATGCATCTGTTCCATTGTGCCTCATGCAAGGCAAGCTTCAAATCGTTCTTCTCATCCCTTAGATTGCGTATGGTAATACGATACTGATTGATTTCCTCATACAATTCATCTACTTTACTATTAAGATTAACGACCGACTCGTTGGAACGTTCATAGAGAGCCTTCCACTCATCGGCATATGATGAAATAGTCTTATTCTCTTCCTGTGATGCGAGTGCCGCCTCCTTTCGTTTTCTACTATTATAGTACAGCAACGTGGAGATAACTCCCGATGCGCAAAGAAGATTAATTCCCGTCTGTATTAATTGAATAGTTTCCGCTGTCATTTCCTTATGTTTTTTGTTGCAAAGATAGCTATTTATATATAATAATGTGAAAATATCCGAGTCAGAAAACTACACAATTAATTTTTGTGCAAATAATTAAATATTTCCTTAAACAAAGTTATAACACATTAAATTATTTGCTCTATCAATAAAATCTCATTACCTTTGCAAATACAGGTGAGTCACACCATAAAAAACTGAATAAAAATGAAGATAATAGAACAAGATACAATAGACATCATTAAGGCGCACATAAATGAACGACCAAGATACAAGTTGGCACAAAGAATGGGTGTCAGCGTGAAATTCTTGTATAAGATTCTACATGATTGCAATTGTAAAATCGAACATAAAAGACCTGTTCCGAAACCCAACAAGAAGCGTGATGAACAAATTGCAAAGCTTTACACCAACCATTCAGTCAAAGAGATTGCCGAGATTGTAGGGTGTCATCCGTCTACAGTAGGAAAGGCGGTAAAAAGACTAAAGCTTACTCATTCGAATGAAACTATCGAAAGACTTAAAAAGAATAGTTTGGCAAATTTAAAGAAAGCGTATGAGAAAGCAACAATAAGTAAAAGGGTAAAAAGCTGGCAAAGAACCATGCAGATGGAGAAATTCAGAGTTATATCCTGCATTCCGCAACAGACAAGATTCAAATTTGCGGATATGCCTATAAAAGCATATCATGCAAAGTACAATCTCATAACAAAGCATGGATATTTCGCTTTCGAAGGTGAGCCATACACCATAGGTTATGACCGGAATACTCATAGGATGGATGAAGAATACTATAAGAACAAATATGGATTTTCTTTTGAGGAGGATGAAGAATGCCAAGAAGATTAACAAAAGAACAGATAGACTATATTAAAGTCCACATCAATGACTACCCACGAAAGGAAGTAGCCAAGGCTGCTGGTGTTACACTACACACCTTATATAAATATATCACTATTTTAGGTGGCACAAAAATAGACAACAAGTTGAGTAAAGAAACCATCAGCCAAATTTCCGTCATGTACCAAACGATGACAGCAAGGGAAATTTCCGAAGTGTTGAATATTCCTCAATCTACAATATTAGGACAAGTCAGTAAGCTTGGTTTAAAACACAATGTAGAAACGATAAATAGAATTCGTAAAGAGCGAAACAAGTCTCTAAGAAACTATTGGAATAAAGAAAGATATGCAAGTAAAGGAAGAAAACTTCACATGCAATACAAAATGGATGAACTTAGAGTTATGTCGGGCAAGCCGCAAGAGACAAAGTTGAGGATAAGAAAGCTCTCCTCAAAGGCTTTGAATGCTAAGATGTATTTGCGAAAGTCTTATAACTATTTCTACTCTAAGGGTGAGCCGTTCATTCTCTGCTATGACTCCGAGACAAAAAGACACCCTAAAGAGGAATACTATACTGAAAAGTTTGGTTTCAAGTTCGTGTGTGCTTAATTTCTGTTTGCTGTTCCGTTTGCATTTTTCGTTTTCTGCAAACGGAATTTGCAAACAAGCCTTTGATTTCCATGCATCCGGAAGTATGATATTACCTCCTATCACCTTAACTGCTTGATTATTAGCGATTAAAAGAAAGTTTGATAGAGTTATTTAATCTTATCCTTATTATTCGTAACTTTGCAGCCGTAACGTTACATAGAGTTAGTTTAATTAAGGTTTAACACAAAAAGATTATTCTTATGGAGACATCAAAAACTTATGTTTTTAATCCAGAGGGTTCAGGTAACAATGGAGGAATGATGAGCTTGATAGCTCCTTTGCTCCAACAGAGAGGCGTTGATCCAAACGTTCTTCTTGCGATGAAGGGTAATAACGGATTCGGCAATGGTGATGGTTCTTGGTTCATTTGGCTGCTCTTTATCCTTTGCTTCTGTGGTTGGGGCGGTAATGGTTTCGGCTTTGGTGGTCGTGGTAATGGCGCAGGTCTTGCCAATGAAATCAACAATGACTATGGTCGTTCCTTGCTTATGGATGCTATCGGTGGCAATCGTAATGCACTCAGTAATCTCGCAACTCAGCTCAATTGTACTGAAGGACAGATTCAGCAAGCTATCTCTGCCTTGACAACCCAAGTCCAGAACGTGGGCAACCAAGTAGGCATGAGCGGAATGCAAACTATCAACGCTCTTCAACAAGGTAATATGCAGATTGCATCACAACTCGCTGATTGCTGCTGCCGTGTAAATAATAATATTACGGCTATGGACGGAAACGTCAAGTTGGCTATGTGTCAGCAGACTGGCACTTTGCAGAATGCCATCAACAATGTAGCCGTAGGACAGGAGCGTGGCTTCTCTAACGTGGCCTACGAGACCCAGCGCCAGACTTGTGACTTGCACAACGCTATCAAGGAGAGCACTCAGACCATCGTTGACGGTCAGAAGCAGGCTGAGATGCGTGAGATGCAGAACAAGATTGATTCTCTTCGTGAGGAGAACAGTACCTTCAAGTCTTCCGCTATGACATCACAGATTGTGGGTCAGGCTGTAGCACCTATCAATGCGGTATTGGCTGGCTTGCAGAGTGAGGTGGCTGGTATCAAGTGTAAGTTGCCAGAGACGGTAACTACTCCTTACAGCCCATTTACTGCGGTTCCTAATTGTGTCGCTTATCAGGCTGGTCTGTATGGTTTGAATGCTGCCAACAACGGATTCTGGGGTTAAAGAAAGGAGGCTGCTATGTTATGGATGAGACCTTTTGCATGGGTTAATCGTAACGGCTCGGCAGCTATCGCATCTACAGGCGTGGTGGTGAACACCGAAAATGTCGTTTTCTCGTTCAGAAACCACGCCTTCGTGAATGCTAACTATAGGGGAACTATCTTTGTGAACCTACATCAAGCTATTCCGACTGGTACGACAAATACGCTGCCAATCCTTTTCGAGACCAATGGCGTAACCCAAGCTGTAACTAAGTTCAACGGCAATCCTTTGACGGTAGCCGACATTGCAGGAACTGGAGTTTATCAGTTTTGGTTCGAGCGAGATACTAACACCCTTCAGCTAATGACGGGTATTGTTTAACAATTAACATTACAAAGCTATGTTTCAAGGACTTCGACCTAACAGCATATTCTATGTGCTTGACAAGGGTGAAAACCCAAGTCTTAAAATCGGACAGGTTGTATCGGTCAGTAACCCACAACCTAAGTTCCCAACATATACTCCTGGGCAATTCAACCCACAACCAATGGAGACTACCGTTGATGTTGTCGTAAAATTGCCTAATGAACAAATGGAGTTCAAACAACTCCCATCCAATATGCAAATTGCAAATTCGGAAAACCTCGTGGTTTCTGAAAGCCGTGAAGCTATGGATGCGGAAGTTGAGGCTATGTATCGGCATTCTAAGGAGATTGTGGAAAGCGAGCCATACCACAAAAAGGTTATGGAAGAGTGCGCAAAGATGCGTGCCGTATTGAATCCACAAATAGCCAAAGACAGACAACAGGAAGAAGACATCAATAACCTCAAAAGCGAGGTTAGCGGAATGAAGGGAACTTTGACCGATATTAAGTCTATGTTGTCAGTGGCTTTGGAAAAAGTTAATACAAAAAAGTAAATCATTATGGGATACATGATAGAAATTACCGAAAACAAGGTAAATGAAATGTCAGAACTTGTAGAGAAGATGCTTAAGTATGGTGGTAAACTCATGCACTGCATTGATGAAATGGGGGATGACAAGTATGGACGAATGGGTCACAGAAATCCAATGCCGGATTACCGAGACAATTGGGATGACGATGATGACCGCTATGGTGAAAGACATGGTGGTCGCAGAGGTGGCGGTTATCGCTATTAGTATTACACTTTGAGGTGGGGAGAAATCTCCACCTCCTTTAAAAGCTTTTATTATGGGAAGATACAAAATACCACTTGACGCATACGATATGAAGCCGGAAGGGATGATTGCATACCTTCGCTACAATGGCTGGCACTTCAATAAAAAGATGTGCGACTGGGCTATTACCTTAATGCGCAAGACAAACGCAACAACTGGTAAGCTCGAAAAAGTTGAACCGACAGAAAAAGATACAGTCGAGGAACTTCTTAAAGTCAACAACGTAAAGTTGGAGAATGCCGACAATTACGATTTCGTTTATGTCGCAAACATGGCTAGAGCCGATTTCTTTAAGTCTTCTTTAAAAGACGAAGCTGCTTTGGCTCAATTCATTAAGGATATGGTGGATGACCCAGACCAAGCGGACGGATTTATTTTCAATAGATTTTATGCCGATTGCAACCATAATGGTATCGGCATTCCATGGGATGATGTATTATGATTAAACAAGAAATTTACTTGGAGAAATACGATTGGAATGTGATTGTATGTCATATAGCTAATCAAGAAGATGTTGACGAAGCTATGGACTTACTAAGTTCCATTGATTGTAAGGGGCAACCATTATTGGATGCATACGACCACATTTCAACCGATTCTTCAAACAAAGGATTGACATACACAAATGTTTCAAAGAAAACAAGTGTTGTGCTCATTTGCAAATCTACTTCTGAAGGTGAGTATATAAATAGTCTCACACATGAAATGTTTCATGTAGTAGCACATATATGCAACCATCTGGGAATAGATATGCAAGGCGAAGAACCATGCTATCTTATGGGATGGCTCTGTCAGTCGATATTATAGAAGATTTCCTTATAAGTTTAACTTGGCGGGCAGACCTTGGATTTTTCCATCTGCCCTCCTATAAAATTACAAGAATATGAGTTGTTCGAAAATCAAAAATTACCTTTATGAACGTTTTAATGAGGATTTTAACGTTCTATCTGAGAATGAAAATCGAGTTATCATTACATTTGATGATAATGACTTGTCGGTACTCGTAAACAAGATGGAGAATAAATTATTCATTCTCGTTCCGCTAACTAATATGCATTCGTTTGAACATCATCAGGATTGGATCTTGGTAGATGGCGAACGCATCAATAGCAACCTATTTTGGAAGGAATGCGGCAACCAAGTGATAGAATATCAAGGTGATGCCCCTATAGCTATCAAGCAAGACACCATAGAGAGAATTGTTAATGATTTCATTAAAAACAGATAACGTTTTAAAATTTGCATTAATTTATTTGCAAGGCCATCTTTTTTGTCGTATCTTTGCATTGTAATAAAAATGGTGAGACACACCGGAACAACTGTGTTTTACAAACTTAATTTTCGTAGATAAAGATATTAATATATCAATATAGAAAAAAGCAAAATTATGACAGAAAAAGGATATTTAATCAAGAAAAAAGTATTATTCATTGATTTAGACGACACGATTATTACAACTATATCAGGAAACACCTTTCCTACAGATGTAACAGATTTCAAAATCCGTAAAGAGGTTTTGGATAAGATTGTAGATGCATTCCCTACTCTTTACTATGTGGAAATAGTCTCAAACCAAGGAGGCATCCCTCAATTTGTTGACGAACAGGATTTCATCGGAAAGATAAAGGCTATTGAAAGCTTTATGCAAAAATATCTTCGCAATCATACCGGACGAAATATCTTCGTCAACTCTATGTATTGCCCATCGCATGCAGAGATAGGAATGAGAAAGCCAAATACAGGAATGCTTGAGTCGTATTCTTCTTGGAAGAAAAGTGAGCTGATAATGATAGGTGATGCTAGCGGAAAAGAAGGTGACTTCTCGGACTCCGACAAACAATGTGCGGAGAATTTCGGTATTGAGTACATAGATATAGAAGACTTCTTGAAAATGTAAAAACAAAAAAAGGGAAAGTCAGAGTGACTGTTGCAAAAATTGCAACGTCACTCACGCAAACTGAAACAAAAAAGAGAGGCAATCACTTACCTCTCTTACTCAACTTGTAAGGAATACTTACATGTTCAACTATTATTTTCTTTTCTTTTTAATATAGTGAAGTATATCCCACTTCTTCCAATAACGGGTGTGCCCACGTTTCTTGCACTCACCATTAGGAATGTCTCCTCTAGCCACCATACGATTGAGTGTAGCATCAGAAACGTGAAGTTTCTCCTTGACTTCCTCTGTACTCAACATAGGATTGAGCATATCTGGGATGATGTCACACAATCTATCTAGGTCATCATCGCTCATTCCGCAAGCGGTGACCTTCTCACCATTTCTCTGTTGCTCGTCTGCCTTGAAACAAGCATCACTGAGCGACTTTAAAGCCGTGCCGAGTATCTTATAATTCAATATCTTTCCCATATCTTATGCACAAATTTTACGTCCTAGTTTCGTATCATTAACAAACATTCTAGCAAAGCTATACAAATAGAATATAGTTGTCACGACCATGACCGTAAAGCAGGAATCCACCATATCTTTAGTTGTGTACCAACTCCACTCTACAATATGAGCCGCATTGATGCCTAAGTAGTACATAAATGGAATGCGATACCACTGGCACAAGAAGAAAAATCTACTTGCCAGTATCGTCACCATCGGCAGGACGTAAACCATGAAATAAATAAAGATATAGCAAGGCATATTTTCATTATATGGGATAAACATCTCACGTGGATGCTGAGAGAACTCCCAAATGCCGTATGCGTGGAAGAACATAATAATGATAGGCACATACTTGCAGAACCAGCGGAAGAACTTTAATATTCTCCTGCTATACCGATTACCATGCTTCTTAAGCATATCCATCAGCTCCGTCACATCAATGTCCTTTATCAACCGTTGGACTTCGGCTTCTTGTTCTAGTGTCATATTAATAAACCTCCTTTTGTCTATAGCTAATTGTTCATAATTCATTGATTTAAATTAAATGATGTTGCAAAGTTACACTCTTTTGCACAAAACCAGCGGAAATGAGAATATTTCTGTGTTAAACTTTATAAAAAGTAACAATCTGAAAGTAGATGGCTACAAAAATAGCGTTAGAACGGCTTTCTTGCCAAATTCTAACGCTATTTCTATATCTACTTATCAGTGTTTATCCTATCACAACATCAAGGGTCTCCATATCAGCGAACTTCAAGCCGCAATCCTTAGCAGCTTTGAAGAGTTCCTTCTCGTCAACTTCCTCAATGGACACCTCTACCTCGGCATTGGCAAGGTCTGAGAAGTACTTCTCGGTCTTCTGCTTCTGATTGAAGAAGTACTCATTGACCTCAGCGAACTTGGCTGAATCGTCCTTGGTGTATTCGTAGCCCTCATCGGCGTGCTTCTGCTCCAACTGCTGGCACTCCTGAAGCTTGCACTGCATCTCCTCGAACTTATCGTCCTTCAAGCTCTGCTGCGCTTCCTCCACATCCTTGTCGTAGGTATCGGCTACTTGGCGAAGCGCCTTCATATTCTTCCAAACTCGCATAGCGGCATCATCGCTCATAGATGATGTCTTCAATGCCTTCAATGTTCTGTAGGCTACAACAGCCTCGATTGTCTTAATCTTTTTCATAATTGTTTCTTTATTTTTATTTAATTAATAAATAATATTAATAGTATTGCACATCAAATCTTTTAATATCCATCCAATTATTACCATTATCTCCACTATATTGTAAAGCCATAGTAGCATTTTGTCCATAATTTATAAAACTAAATACTTTTCTATTTGTAGCATTATCCCCATATTCAAATGCAATAATTAAACTAATATTTCTAGTACTATTAAAACTTATAGTTATAGCATTTTGTTTTACTCCATTACTATTATATAATGTAGGATACCAAGTATAATACGAACCTCCAGTACCATAATATTGTATTAATCTAAATCTATGTAAACCACTTAACGCATTAAAATTTGTAGCACTATAAAATGTATATGAACCAGCAACATAATCATCAACATTAAATGTTATACCAACACAAAAAGAATTATGTTTATTACTAGTTATTTTTATTGCATATGTAAGAACATTACCGTTATATCCTATACTATCAATTCTATACATCATATTACTAGCTTTGGCATTAGCAAATAATTTATACTCTTTATATAGTGTAATATAAGGAGCTTTATTATGATCAAAATAAATAGGAAACATATTTGTATTATATTGTATAGCCATAAATACTAACACAGCATGTCTAATATCATCTCCAAATTTATTATAATCCATCAATCTCGCTTTTACTTTTTGTTCTTCATTTTTGTTAGGATTTACAATATAATTATATCCTGCACCAATTTGATGAGTAGCATCATTAGTTTGATAAGCTACATGATTTAAATTGTTTGGATTATAAGTAGAACTATTACAAGTTAAATATTCCATATATAACCAACCACGACGCATTACACTATTTTCACTAAAGTCATAAAGAGATATATCTCCTGTTTTAATATCAAGCATATTTGTTGACGCTTCACCAGTAAAAGCGTCAACAGTTACGACACTACCTAAACTTTCACAATATAAAAAAGGTTTAGCATCATGATTATAACCAATAAAATCAGACATTCTATAAGGTTGAGTACTTCCACCTCCAGGTTTCTTATATGCAAAACTAGCTCCAGCATATAATGTTCCTAAATTAGTATTAGCACCTTTATTAATTTGAATACCTAAATCATCATCATCTGCTCTATACCAAGTTCCATTTATATCCGGAAATGGATTGGCTAAACGAACTGGCTTTTTCTTACTCCACATATTGATATTGCTACTTCTACATAAAGTAGCAACATCATTACTTGATTCACCCAGCACCGACTTAACATCATCGATACTAACTGGAGCAATTATCTTTCCATTATTTACGCTCATAATTGCCTCCTTCCTTATAACAAGTTATTCCACCAGTAACAGTCAAACTTCCATTAATAAGAAGATTACCATCTATAGAAACATCACCTTTAATTTCTCCCTTGGTTAAATATCGAACTGTCTCTACTTTCTTGATAACTTCTTTAGTAACAACTCGCTCTACTGTTACATTGAACACTTTCGCAAGCCATAATATAAATCGTTTCATACGCTTAATCTTTAGAACTTAAAACACTAGGCAAGGCAGCTCTATAAGAGCCACCCTGCGTTAATACTTACTCTGCTGCCTCGCTTGCCATATTAGCGGCGATAGCGGAATTAACCTCCTTAATCAATGCTGATACCTCACTGAGCTTGCTCTGCGGAACACCGCTGATGTTGTAGGTCAGCTCGCTGCCGTTGAAGCTTGCGTTCGCATTGCCGAGATAATTACCATTTGGGTCACCATAGATACTCATATTGATGCTCTCGATGTTGCCACCCGTCTTGTCAACATTGTAGGTGATTTCTACTTGATAGCCGCCCTTGGTATAAGTGGCGGTTGTCTGTTCACTCTTCTTGTTAATCTTTAAATTCTCCATTTTCTTAACTAATTTAATAAATTAATATTCTTGTTATCTAATCTCTTCTTGTTGCAGTCTTCCTTATCTCCACTCAATCGCTGAACCTCTGATTCAAGGAAGACCACCCGAGCCTTCAACCTGCTGACCTCATCGCCCACCTGTTCGATAGCACCGAATGCCGTTGCAATCAGCTTCGGAGACCAGTAGTTAATCTTGTAGTAGCCCTTCTCGTCAGTCTCCACGATGTCCTTTAAGTGAGGGTTGCACAAGACGTGTTGGGCAATCCAACCGATAGACCTTGTGTTATCCTTCTTCCAAGCGAAGCCATAAGTGCCACCCATCGCCTTGATGATACCCAAGTAGTCCAGCTTCCGCAAATCCTGCTTCAAGCGGATGTCAGAAGATTGATAAGCTGTAACTCCACCTTTAGCAAGAATGCTATTAGGGAAGTAAGTATTCATATTATAATCATAATTATATATATGACCTGTATGACCCATAAATCTATCAGTAGGAAATGAATACTTAGTAAAAGCAAATATTCGTATTTTATTTATTGAAGCATTTCGTAATGCAGTAGTATTTTGGTCATGTTTAAATCTAAAACGAATATATCTTCTATCATCATTTCCTACACCAACAGCCGTATTACCATTAGATAAATTTATATAATTAAATTGGTTCCATCCGGTCATATATTTAATATAAGTATTAACTATAACACCTTTACTATTTAAATATTCTACAGTACAAGTAACACCAACACCTTGTCCTATATCAACACAAGCAAAATATACTTGAGAATAACAAGAGTTAGGAATGTCAAACGAAAACATTAATTCGTTCTTTTTTATTTGAGCTAACTTTTCAGCATCAGTATTACCAGTAATAACACCGCCACCTAAGTATAAACTATCATAACCTGCAACATTCGCATACGCCTTAAATTTAGTATCATTTGATATATTATAATTAGTCCAATTAGTACCATTATCATTACTATAAACTATAGAAAGATTATCAACTGGTATACTATCAGTAATAGCAGTGATTCCAGAACATAAAGCATCAGCTGAAACATAACAACCCGCTCCTTTCTTATTAACGTCATAATCTGTAGGTAATATACCTTTATTATTTATTAAACCGTTAACTGATAAATTACCAGCAATAACGGCATTTTTACTAACACTAATACTATCACAACTAATAGCATTATTTACATTAAGAGACTTAAAACTAGCATTACCGCTTTGTGATATTTGCCAATAAGTACTACCTGCTTGACTACACATGTCTTGAACTTTCACAAAACCAGAATTATTAGCATTACCTAAATATAAATCACCACCACTACCTCCAATTCTAGCTCCACCATCAGGAGTTATAGTTGTAATACCTGGAAATTTAAGTGTACCATTACTTTGTGCACTATTAGCATTAAACACAGAATTATCAGCTATACCAAGATAAATAGTTTTATTAGAATGAGTATATTTAAGTCCAGCCCATTTATTCCAATCCCAAGCAGTTTCACCAAAACGAATAGCATTACCAGTATTGAATATTACTTGGTCGTCTATAGCTGATATACGAGCATTAGCACTTATATCATTATTTAATCGTATAGCTCCATTACTAGAGTTACTATTATTTATATATATTGTTCCATTAACATTACCAGTACCATCAAAACTTTGACCCCATATCGTTCTTGCTGCCGCAAGTTTTGTTGCAGAAGCTACATTGTCAGAAGTTAACGCTAATGTACCATTATTCGATGGCAAATTAACTATATTTCCATAATTACCAGTAGTATGTAATCTAGTAGAAAAACCATATTTACCACTATTATCATAATGATAGTCAATATATCTACCTATTTCCATTACACCATCATCTTTTATACAAGGTATTGTACTAAATGGTGCTTGACCATAATTTTTTGGCATTCCACCAAGAGTTTCTGCGTTTCCGGCACTACTAGCATAATTAACACTAATATTACTAACACTTTTTGTTGTTCCACCAACTGTTATACTAATTCCCTTATCAGAGTTAGATAGAGCAGTAAGAAGACCGTTAGCATGAATACCATCTACAGTGTCAGAATTACCTGCGCTGCTAGCATATCCATTATGCAAAGCATTATATAAACTATTTGCACCTTTTTGACTAAGACTTGTACCAGTAGAAGTTCCACTATAACTATCAGTAATTCCTCTCCAAGTATTTTGCCAAGTAGTAGAAACACCATTGATAGTAATAGTTTGACCACTTACAGAACCAGTAACAAAGTTCTTGTCATTAGTAAGTTGACTAAGTTTAGTAAGATTACCTTTATGATAAACTTCATATTCAGCATCATATTTACTAGTAGTTCTAACTACATTATTGCTAAAATATAATACTCCATTTACTGCACGAATACCATCATAGTTACCGTTACTTCTAAAAAATAGAATAGCTTCAGTAGGGGTCTTAGATATATCATTAGTATAAATGCTATTAACTCCAATAATATCGGAATTTCTCATATTTATACCCCATTGACCAGAAGTATAATATCTATCATTAGCCATGTTAAGAATACTAACATCTTGATGACTAGTAAGATAACCTTGACTTTTAACCCAAGATTGCGTAGCATACCCATTAAGAGATTGATGACTAGTAAGATAAGTTCCTAAATCTACAGCAGCACCACCAGTAGCTGCAATAGTTTTAGTAACACCGTTAATCTTTACACTATGTGTATGACTAGTTGCCGACTTACCACTAAGAAGTGAATCTACACTACTTTTGGTATAATAGTTAGCAAGACTTTGGTGAGAAGTTAAAAATGTAGCACCTTTAGTAAATGTAATACCCTTTCCGCTTTTAGATACAGACGTGATAGCATTCCCACTTCCACTTACAGATATTGCATTAACGTAACCATCAAGTGACTGATGACTAGTTAAGAACGTACTACCTTTAACTACGCTGATAGTAGTACCATCCTTGGTGACAGACGTAACCGCATTACCGCTACCGCTGACAGAAATAGCAGTAGCACTACCACCTTCCAAGCTGGAAATACGAGAATCAAGAGCCTTGATGGAGTAGGCAGAGGCAATCTCACTCAGCGATTCTGATGTAAGCTTCAAGGCATTTGAATAACTCTTCACACTGCCGTTCAAGCCGCCACCACTGGATGATGATGTCCCAACACCATAGGCAGAAACACCACCACTAGTATAGAGGTTTGCCACCTCGTTAGTCGTAGTGTTCGTAATCTTCAACGCCTTATTGGTTGCATCATACTCCATCTTTATGTTGCCGATGGAGATGTACTTTCCGTCAGGCACGATGATACTTCCGTTAATATCGGCAGTACCGTTAAACGAGTTACCCCAAAGCTTGCGAGTATTCGTGAGCTGGAGAGCCTTTTTCGCAGAACCGCTTGTAAAGTAGCCCTGCAAGGTGGTGATACTCGTCTTGTTGGTGGATATGCCCGAAGCGTTCACCCCTTCTGCCTTTTTCGCTCTTGTTACCTCGTCAGAAATTGACTTATTGATTCCGTCAACAATACCGCTCAAAGTATTCGTCTGCGCAATATTTGCGAGGAAGCCAACCACCTCGTTCCACTTATTGATAACGCCGTCCGCAGTCTCCTCGTCAGTAGTTATAAGGGCATACCAGTCATAGGCACTATCCCAACAAGTTACCTTCGTTGATGTAATGCCGTCCAGTACAGACTTATTGCTATGAGTATGCTTTGCTGATACCGCACCATCCCAAGCCGTCTGCTTTGCCGTTGTCGGTATAGAATAACCCGAAGTAAGACTAATAGCAAACGTACCGCTTGTTGTGATAGTCTTAGTTGCGCACGTCAAACCAGTAGGAAGGGTAAGAGCTACAGATGTAACAGTACCCTTATTGGTAGTATAGCCCTTTGCATCAATCTCCGCTTTGGTATAATAGCTTGCGAGAGACTGATGAGCAGTCAGATACCCTTTATCATTGGTAAGCTGGCTTACCTTCGTGATGCGGTCAGTGATGTCTGCCCACTTGTGGGTATGCGCACTAGGTGTGAATGTTGATGGCTTACCCGTGATGTTATTCCAAGAGAGATTAAGACCGCCAAGTTCTGTGGCTATGTTGTCAATTCGGCTGCTGAGAGCCTTGATAGCATAGGCATTCGGAATACTAGTCAAGTCTGCATCCGTATAGCTTCCTTCTAAGATTCTCGCATAGCTGATTACGCTTGCAATCAAGCCGCCACCACCCGTGGTAGATGCTCCTGCTCCGTATGCCGTGATACCACCTGTGGTATAGAGATTGCCATCAATTTTGATAGCCTTGTTTTTGGAATCATACGTGAGCTTAATGCCATGGAAGGAGATTGCGCCTTCGAATGTAGCATCGCCCGATACGCCAAGTTTGGAGAATGGAGCGTTTGGCTTCAAAGACACAAGGTCAGCAACGCTCGTTCCTGCACTTCCTTCCTTCCAAGTCGGCTCGAAGAAGGTGAGGTATGCGCCAAGATTCTTCTCACTGATGATAAACGATGTCGGGTCTGCGTGAACCTTTCCGCTCACATCCCACCAGATAGCACCATTGGCAAGATAACCCGAGCCATCGAAGCGGATGAGGGAGGTTGCAGGGGTAAGATTTCCGCTATTATAGTCCTTATCCACCATCTGACCGCCCCACCATGTTGCGATACTCTTCTTTCCTCTATTCGGGTCTATTGCTCCGTTGATACCGCTCTGAACGTTTCCGTCTCCGTCTCTCAGCGCAAGGAGCGTTGTCATTACAAGACCACCGTCAACATATGTAGTCTGACCGAGCGCATCCTTGAGATACTTGTAACCTGCGAGGTCTGTGATATTCTGCTTCAAGTCACCATATATCTTGCTAGTGATATAGGCATTAGCCAAACCAAGTTTGTCATAGAATGCGCTGTATGCGGACTGAAAGTTGGTGAACTTCGTTCCCACGGCAGATACGATGGCAGCCTTGCCGGTAGTATCAGCCTTATTGTAATTTGTAGATATATCTGAGAGATACGTAACGAGTTCCGTCTTGGCAGTAGAGAGAGTAGTGAAAGCAGTATTAAGGTCGGTGAGTTCTTTTGTACTCTTTAACACCTCTGCTCCCTTCACTTCATTGTACGACTTCTCGGCAGCTGCGAAAGCATCTTCAAGTCGCTTGGAATCCTGCGCCATTGCAGCAATCTCAGAAGGCTCTAGGTAGCCATCTTTGACGTAGCTGTCGAACGTCTTTTTGTTTTCGGTAACAGTCGTTCCGAGGGCGTTCAAGTTGCTCTGTGTCGTCTTAATCTCTTCTTGCGCCTTCTCAGCAGCTTTCTTGGCTTCCTCTGCCTTCGTGTCATCGGTATACTTGCTAGCCAATTTCCAATCGGCAATATCGAACTTTTCTCCTTCTGCCTTGGCGGTGGAACACTTCAAGATTTCATTCTTGTAGGTACTTCCATCGCTAGGATAGGTGGCATTGACCCACATATCGTTCACGTCGTATGGGGGAACTGGCTGTGAACCGAAAATGCGTCTCTTGTCTGCGATATACTTATCCAAGGTTTTGCCATCATAGGTGGACTTTATATCCAATTCTCCCTTGATGGTAACTTTCTTCGTCTCGCTATCAAACTTGACATAGGATTCACCCTCGTAGTTATTGGCACTAGTAGGTCGGTCTCCGAAGTACATATCTCCGTAGACGTGGAAGAAAGCCTTGTTCGTGGAATGGTTCACGCCATAGTTCACATACTCCTTGTTATTAAAGGTGTAGCCGTCAACTCCGTGATAGAGTGTTATGCAAGGGGAATAGGTGTCAACGGCAGAGAATACCAAGCAACTTTGCCTTGTGATGTTCGTTCTATTACCGCACTGATTCAGAATGTCATCAACCATAGGCTCATCGCTGGCTGCGTCCTTGTCGATGTCCGACAAGTCCACATAGTGATAGTTCTTTCCCTCTATCTCAACGGTTTCTGTAGACACACCGATGACTAGTCGCCAATAGTAGTGATTGCCGACATTGTGAAATTTCCCTTGTGTGAGGTTGAAACTCTTGCTTCTCGCTTGGTCTCCAACCTTCCATTTATTCTCCACCTTTGAGCCATCTTGCTCACCAAGGAAGTAGCATCTGTAAGCATTCTGACTAACACCATCATAGGTAACATTCACCTCTTCAACCTTCAATATTCGGTTACTGCCTACTGTGGTAATGAACAATTCACCACCCAAGGTGTCCGTATGCAATATCTCCAAGGTCTCGAAGATAGCCTTCATCCTAACATTAAGGTAGTCGGTCGTCAGATGACTTCTGAAAAGCTCGTCTAAAGACCAATCGCCCCCACTTAAAGCCGAATAGTCCCCAACTTGAAGCCCTCGCAAGAACTTAATCAAGAAGTTTGCCGCATCCGTCTTATCCTTATGAAGATAGGAGTTTTCAACCCTCTTGGCTGAAAATACATTGAAGTCTGTAGGTTGAACAGTTGTGTCATAGCTCTTAATGATATAGATACTATTTCCACTACCTCCCTTATTGAGATAGCTTTGCCCATTGAAAACAAGTTCCTCAATCTGTGAGGACATCGCATTGAGCCTAGAGTAAGCAGGTTTCTCACCTACAGTATACTTTACGCTATCAAAGGGAACGTCAAGATGTAACTCATAGCCGATAATTCTAGATGCTCTAAAGCTCATATCATATCCCTTGTTGAATAGGTTCACCCTATCGCCCTCAAAATGGAATTGTCCCTTGCCGTCATTGTATGAGTAATCAGACGCAGCCGTGCAAGTATAGGTCGTAGGGTCTATCATTGACTTCTTCAAGTTCTTGATGGCATCGGTCAAGAGCTCGTTGGAGGAAGATGTCACCAAGGTATTGCCCAACTTCGTTGAGTCCCAATTGTAGAGTACAAAGGTATCTCCGTCTTTCGGATGCAGAACCGTGTCTGGCAAGAATCGTCCGTAGTCCTCGTTTGCAACAATCTCAAAGACCTGTGCCGCTGGATTTATCTGTTCCTTGCCATCCTTCAGTATAGGGATACCATTAGAATCTCTCAAAATCTCGGACTCACCATCGGGATTGAACTGACACTCGAAATCCATTCCATTCAACGAACCACTTTGGAAGATAATATGCAAGGTCTTTCCACTGAGGATGTAGGAACTTCTGAAAGCCATGTCCCCTGTCTTGTTTCCGTCTGCGTCTACGATGGTCAGTCCCTTTACTCGATAGAAAGTCCTCTTGATATAGTCGCCCTCCTCGGGTGTGCTCTCGTCCTCAACATCCTTCTCATAATAGGTAACATTAGAAGTCTTGATTAAGTTCCTTGGATAAATGTCATCATTGGTGGTAACGCCCTCTACATACTCGTCTTCGGTAAGTCCCTTGACTTGCAAGCAGCCATTCTTCAACTCAAAGCCGTTATCTTCCAAGAGTTTCTTGTTCTCAGCGGAACACTCTTCTAAAGTAGGGAGCATAAGCCTCTTCTCCACCACTCCGTTCTTTGTAACGTCAGCGGAAGAGTTCTGCTTATATCCACTAGGTAAGTTCCTAGCCGCTCCAAAGGCATATACCCTGTTGGCATAGCTTGCTTGGCTCTGCGAGCTTGACATTGAAACAATGTTTTCGCCATCCTTGAAGTCTACAACCTCATTGGTATTCTCGCAAGTACCAAAATGCACGAGGTTTCCCTCTACCCACCATTCGCACTCAAAGGTCTGTGCGATATTAGCGATAGCATCAAAAATGCTAGAATTGGAATAGGTGATTACCTTGGACTTAGTACTGTCAACGCTAGCATCCACCACGAATGTGTAATCACTACCTTTTCCCGTGTAATTCGGGTCATAGAGATACGACTTGCTAGCCTTAGCCAAGAAATCCAAGTTATCCTTGATGATGTTTGCATGTGTAATGATATTCGAGGTAAGCGTGAATGTGCCCTCTGGAGAACCAGAGTTAGGCATATATTTCAGTCTCTTGTTCTTCCATTTCCTATAGTAAGCATCAAACTCCAACTCATAGGAATATCCAAGAGTGCCATCGTCCTTTGGCTTTACGTTATCAACCAACTCAAACCGTCCATAGTCAGTAACGATGAAATCTCCCATCTTGAAGTATATCGCACTGCCAAGCTTAAAGGATAGCTTGCAATAGTGGGACTGCATCAACTCGAAGTGCACCAACGCATCCTCCGTTACGGGAACGGAGCACCTTACGTGTACGTCTCCCTTTGTGTCGTAATACTTAACCTCTATATCCTTGTATGTCCTCATTGTAAATCCTCAAATTCCTTCATGTTAAACTTCTCTATATCATCGCTTGTGAGCGCACCCCTGTTCTTCGGGTCATACTCAACGAACTTAATGCTCTTCTTACCGATAGCTCCTCCCTTTCCTCGGGAATAGCTAGTGGACTTCCTAGAGCAGAAGAGCCTGTAAATGTCAGACTTGGAAGACGGAACTTGTATAGTTACGAATCCATTATCCATCAGCGCATCGAAAGCCGCCAACCTCTTGTTATAGTCATTGTGGTCTCTGCCTACAATCGTAAACTCCAAGGTTACGTTCCGCTCCGCCTTCTTCGGTCGTATCAGTATGACCCTCGTTCCGTCCTCTGTGCGCACGGAGTTGGTGATGTAGTCCTTGTTGTCAGCATCCGCTTCCAAGGCATCAAGAAAACCGCTGCCCATCTTGATACGATAGGTAGCCCATGCGTCTTGTCCGTTTATGATAAGTTCATTCGTGTTCATGCCAACAAAGTTAAAAACAAAATGAGGAATAATATTATATTATTATCATAATGCTTTCACTTAAAATTTAAGTGCAAAAAGGGCGCAAATCCTAAAAGGAAATGCGCCCAAAAACAATAAGCTTTTAAAATTATGAAGTTGTGTTTTCGTTTCCCTTTACCTTTGCAGCTAACGCTACTTTATCTTCTGCATCCTTGCGTATCTTTTCAATTTCTTCAGCAGGAGCGTCAGTTAGAGCCAGCATTTGTACAGCAGTCTCTAAAGAAAGTACGCCTTGATTATATAGTTCCGCTATTACTTTCCACTTATCCTTTTTGTCATCCTCGAAAGGTTCGGCAAAATCGAATTCGACCTCCAACTTATCCAACTTGCTTCTCATCTCAGGATATAGTTCCTTCATTACGGCTATAATCACATGCGATAATCTACCGACAAGTTCTTCATAGATTTCCATTCGGTTCGCTCGCTTGATGTAACCCAATACCAACGCTCGTTTTATGCCGACACTAGTAAGCGTACTCATAGCTTTCATTAGTTCCGGTGACATATCCGGTGTAAACGTATCAAACAATATAGACTGAGCCAAGTCTTCTTTCTCTGCCTTGCGGATTTCGGAATTCTGAGGTGGGTTGATATATTCAAACCTAGAGTTCTTGCCTGTAAGTTGTATGAGTTTACCTGGCTTGTTCCGCTTAGGGATTGATTGTATCACGTCAGCAGTAGCAGCGGCAATAGGGTCAGCAAAGTAGTTGTTAGTATCTCCAATCTTGGAATCAAGCATCTCTTCACGTTCCATTCTTGGCTCTGCACCATCCCATGCTTTAGGTTGGCGAAAGTAGATGCCGTTAATCTTTCCTGTCGGATTAGGATACTTATACACTTTCCACCCAAAGCCACCACGTTCACAATGATAGTTAAAAACGGATGTCAATATATCCCAACATTCGATAGTCTTTGACTCTCGCTTTAAGGAATAGCCTACAGCAAAAGCAAGCATGTTTCCGTATTGGTCAAACAACTCTCTCATCTTATGTCCCTTTGAGCGAGCTGCAACATACACATCAACATGCATCTTTCCGTTTTTTTGCGAAAAATTAAAAACAAAACCGCTTTCGGTTTCTGCTCCAGCAAGTCGCTTGCATTGACGTAGCTTGGTATTGAAGTATATATCCTTCAAGTATTTTTTATATAGTTCAAAGGCTTCATCGTCACCTTCAGTCTTCTTCCACATAATCGGATTGCCTAACAAGAAGAACAATTCTACCTCATTTATGTATCTTTGTCTTGTTCTTGCCAACTTCTCCGTCCTGTATGGCTTCTCTCCCTTTACCCATTTATCTTCACGGCTCATCACCTTATGGGTTTGTGGATTATATTCCGAAATGGCATTATCCACATCGAAATCATGTTGTTCCATCATATTTACGACAGAATCAACATCATTATCTTCCAAACGTTCGAAGATGCTTCTCTCCACACCCAATGCATTGAGCGTGAGGTTTCGAAAATATGTCTTTATCTGAATAATTGAATCTACAAACATCCTTATAACTTTTTGAAGCAAAGGTAATAATAAACAGGGTTTCTACATACTTTAATTTACGTATGCCTTTCACTTAGTTTTTAAGTGAATAAAAAAGACTATTTACTAAAGAATCTATTTTTATTTAGTAAACAATCTTTTTTATTTACACATGACTTTTATCTACCCTTATAGCATACTTACACTAACAATCTAATAATTAAACACTTGTATTTTTATTACAAAAGTAATTATATTTGTCATTTAGTACACCCCTAAGTCTGATTTAGATGCTTTTCTTGGCTTCATCACTTTACCGAGCAATACGGCAAGAATATAATACCTAGCAGCATCTATCAAATGGTTATCATGGTCTTCGGGAACATTGATGTAATTACCATCCTTATCCTTTGACCACACATATTTACGGAACTCGCTCTGTAAATGGACTGATTGCTTAGTTGTGAAGATTTCGAATGTCTGCATCTTGTCAATACCAGCCAATATAGAGCCAGCACCCTTTTGTGCTCCATATATAACTATTCCACCAAGAGCTACCTCATCTATAAGTCTAGGGTCAGCACTATCTGCATACACAAACAAGCCTTCGTCCGCATAAGGACGCAAGAATTTTATAATATCACTGGACAACATTTCCGTTCTATAGCAAAGTTCCTCTATGTATAGGCGTTTGTCTACGATGCCACACTTCACAATAGCAGTATAGTCTTTCGAATATCCCCAGTCTACTCCGATGGCTACTTTCCTTGCGTTGCTAGGGAACTTGTCAACGATGCCTACATGCTTGAATATTGCACCCTCAGATACGTCAGACCATCTACCTATCATTATATGAGCATATTTCTCCGGTTCATTCTCCTTCATCTCTAATACCTCGTTAAGGAACTCCGGTGACAGATGCTTTATGTTATCAAGATATGTAGTATGTATATGAAGTACTCTAGGGTCTGTACTGATCTGGACGGGAACGCCATCAAAATACACCTCTTTATGTGTCTTTTCGATGAAACGCTTATATACCCAATGATTTGAATCACAAGGGTTCATAATGATTATTACTCGGTTGTGCAAGCCTTTCTGACGGATTGAAAGCATGATGCGCTCAAAATCCTCCTCACTCGTCCATTCCTCAGCCTCATCAACGACAAACGTAGTCACACCATGAATAGACTTTAACTTCGCAGTCTGATTACCGCTAGCCGTATGAATACCACGGAACATGATTTCAGCTCCCGTCATTTTGTTGACTATATCCGTCTTCGTGTTCTTGAAATAATCCTGTGTGCCATCTATCTCTATTTTCTCTTTAACCTCTGGAATTACGGAAATAGCGGCACTCACCATTGTATAACGTGTATAAAGAATCTTATGTGCTATCTTTCTTTCTGCATTGTATTCAAAAGTAAGTCTTTCGATAAACTGAGAAGCAGAGAAACTTTTTCCTGACGCACGGCTTCCTGTTATAAGGTAAATGAAATGCGTCTTGTCATTATATAACGGATAATAAACGGAATGTGTTTTTGCCATTATTCACCCTCCCCTTGCTCTTCTGCTTCCTGCTCAATCTCTCTTTCTATCCACTTGTTGACGGATATACCTTTCTTAGGGTCAAAAGGAATGCCCTTTTCCTCTTCATCCTTCTTACCTCTCTGTATCTCTCTCCAAGTCATATCGTAATGGAATAACCAAGTAGAAAGAGCTTGTACGTTAGGTGGGGTCTCCTGCTCGGTTTCTCTAGTTTCCACTACTATATCATCTGTCATAACTCCATCTACAACCATATGTCTTTTGGTGGTTGTCTTGCCTTTTACCTTGACACCTCCAAGGGCGCATTTAAGGAATCTTCCACGCACGATTGCATTGATAAACTCTCTGCCACGCACGAGGGATTGAGTTATCCTTTCGCCTCTTTCCGCATTTTCGTCTTCATTCCAATTCTCGTATTTTCCGTTTTTCATTCGGTTGAAGACCTGTGGATTTAGGTCAACCCCAAACTTCAAACCAAGGGCGTAGGCAATTTCAGAATCCTTCTGACCTTGCTTTGCAAGCTGTTCTATCTCATCGTAGAAAGCATCGCCATTGTAATCAAATTTCGGTTTTGCCATTTTCTTGTATTTATTATTGTTTCGCTATATATTGGGCAGATGGGATTTATACCTTGCCTCTAATTTTGTTATACATATAGATAGGAACGGCTAGTAAGAACATCGGTATTGCCAATATCATAGTTATAGCCAAGTTCGCAATCTTCATTATTCTTTTCTTGTTCTCCTTCATAATCTTTCGATATTTATGAGTTGACCAATTGTCCTACCTTGTTTATCAAAGGAGTAAAGAGACACGACACCCACATATTGAATGCGTTCTTTCTCCTCTTGCCAAGAAACATAGAAACAATCATAAATGGAATGAGCATACCTATTGTTATTGCCGCTATTATGTACCCTAGTAATATTCTTATAATCTTTTTCATTGCTTATTCGTTTATATTCGTTTTGCTACTTTCATAAGCATTTCTCCCTTGATTACCTTGTCGGTTTCGATAAAGCCAAAGGTGCTCATAAAACGTTCCTTGTTCTCTATATTATCAAAGGAAAGCATGACGTAAGACTCGGCTTCTAATGCCTTTTCCGCAGCCTTGGTGTTTACTTCTTTCTTCACCTGCTGCATACGTTCCTTATTCGCTTGGTATTGAGCCTCTTGCTGCTGATTGGCTATAATTTGATTTTGTTCTATCTGTCGTCTCTGCTCTTCTTGCACTTCCTTTGGTGCTTGTACTTTTCTGTTTTCGCTTTCTTGGGCAAATGGGTCTAGTAAGGAATTAAGTTCTTTACCTAACTCATCTTCGCCTTCAGTCTTTACCATTGCATCATAGCCGAACAGGGATAAGTCTTCTTCCGTTAATCCGGCATCCATATAGTTTATGTCCGGAAGTAACTCACGGACTTTCATGTCATCCCATTCTCCATGAGCATTCTCGGAATTAAGCATGAAATTCAGTTCAACTTCGGTCTTGTAATCCATATTTACAGCCTCAGCCAAAAGAGTATAATCCTTTTCGGGATAGCCCATAATCTCATCCACGATGGTTACTTTTTGGTTGCCGCCTACGATGGTCATTGTTTGCTTATTGACGGTTATACCACCAACAACGCCATATTTTCTTATGGAACGTTTCAATGTAGCTTTCTGCTGCGGTGAAATCTTCCTTGGATTATATGGTGCTATCTGCACTTCGGAGCGTTTGAACTCTTCTTGCTTGCCTGTGAAATAATCTCTTGGTTTCGTCATCTTATCAACTCATTGTTTCTTGCAAAGGTATGAATAATAATTGTTTAAGAGAAATGTTTACTTGCGTGTCTTTTCACTTTGTCTTTTAAGTGAAATAACATATCGCAGCAATATATTAATTGGCTTGCATTTTGGTTAATTTTGCACAAAAAAGATATGGGAGACGTTGGTAATAATGGGGCATATGCTAGGCTGAGAGCACAAGCTACCTCTATGCGGAGAAAAGCCGAGTCGGTTGGTAACAAGCTACAAGCTATAGCTGAAGGTATAGCTAAGAAGTATGGAGCAAGGGTCACTCCTATCAATTACAAGAGTGTTGACTCCATTGTACGCAAGGCTAAGGGCGAGGCTAATGGTATTAAAGACATTAAGGACTCGTACAAAACAACCATCATCGCAGATAAAGGGTCAATACCGAAAATAATAAAAGACCTTAAAGGCAAATACAAGGGCTTTGAGTTCGTTAGACTCAAGGAACAGAAACTGGATACTGGCTATTCAGGAAACATCATCAATATTCGGAACAAGAAGACCGGACTTATTGGTGAAATACAAGTTAACACCGCCAAGATGATTTACGCCAAAGAGAATTACTCGATAGCCTACAAGCTGTTGGGTGGGAAGACCATGCGAGAAATCTATAAAGAGACCAAGAAACCATCCGGTTGGGGACATGCATTATATGAGCAAAGTAGAACCGCCAAGAGTAACGGAGGTAAGAAGCAAAGGTCGGTATCTATGCAACAAGCTTACTATGCAACATTTCAATAATTAATATATTTAAATTTCAAGTAATAAACATTAATTTGTTTGCAAGTTTAATATATTTTTTATATCTTTGCATTGTAATAAGGAGATAAAGACTATGAACAATAAAGATAAGAACAAAATCAGCCACCTCCTTAAAAACGGAGAGTCGGTTTATGTTTACTATTGGGAGGATGACATCGTTGTCCGTTATCAATATGTAAATAAAGAACTTATGTGTTACCCTAAAGGTAAAGGACGTAAACCAAAGGAGTTTAAGTTTAATGAAAACACCTATGCACAAGATGCTCTTGAGTTAGGTGAGCTAATAACGAAAGAAGAATATGAAAGATTCTGAAATGATAGAATTGTGCCTTGGTATCGCTTGCAAGGCGCACAAAGGACAGATTGATAAGGTTGGATTGCCTGTTATATTACACCCTATCCATGTAGGAGAAATGGGTAATAGTACCGAAGAGATTTGTGTCGGATTTCTCCATGATACGATTGAAGATACGGATATGACCTACGACAAGCTGTTATCACTAGGTGTTAGAAAAGACATTGCCGATAGTGTATGTGTCCTAACCCACAAGAAAGGTGTTCCGTATTTTGACTACATACAATCAATCATTGACTCAAAAGATATGGTTGCAATACAAGTCAAAATCAACGACCTGCATCACAACCTAACGAGAGCTAAAAAGTACGGATTTCAAAAGCAATATGAAAAATGTACTACGGCATTGTCAATGATGGGAAGGTTCTTCCCACATGAAGAGGGACAATACTACCCATCGTTGGGGGTGTAAATTAAACTGTGTCAAGGCTTGTTCTTAACTTTCATTCCCACTCCCTGCTGGGGGCA